ATTTCGGTATAGACTATATGGATGTCAGCGAGTTTGTAAATGTTTATGGGAAAGGGGTATAATTATGGAAATAAAGAATGGAATAATAATAGACGGGGTGCTGCATGAATTGTGTGTTGGAATATGTGATGAGTGCTCATTGCAAAATGAGTGTGATGATAGTTCAGAAATCATTTGCGATATAGCTTATGAAAACCCAAACATGGACCAGTGCTTTGTCAATCGTGGTAAAGTAACTGATATTAAGATAGAGAAGGAGGAATAACTATGGGATTTACAACACAGTGTTTTATACACAAGAATACTGCTAATATTAGAAATAGATTAAAAGAACTTGGCTATTATTGTAATCCATATTTAGGTTGGCATAATCTATTTACTTGTGTATTTGGAATTAATTCGGTTTATTCATTGGACGATTATGATACAAATGGTCTTAAAGAAATAGATGGTCTTATTGATTGCGGAGCGAATGAAGAACTTTTCCTGGCTATAGCTGCATTAAGGGATGATACGGACAAGTACCAATGGTTTACCGATGGGGATTTATGGTTTAAATGTGGTGATGAAGTATGTGATGAAGGTAGAAAAATCCACAAGGCTTCCGTAGACGAACTGATTGAACACTTTAAAACAAAGGAGGAACAATTATGACCGAAGAACTTGTAACATTAGAAACTGCGAAGTTGCTGAAAGAGAAAGGGTTCAATGAGTATTGTAAAGATATTATTAAAGAAGACGATAATCGGATAATGCAATCTGTGTTCCGAACAAATAAGAATTTGCCAAAATTGTGTTATAGTCGTCCCACTCAATCCGTTGCACAAAAGTGGCTACGTGAAATAAGAGGTGTGTATGTATATGTAGAACCTGTTATTGGAAAAAGATGGACGCTTTCTTTTTGTGATTTCAATGTTCCAACAGAAGAAAGCGACTGGATGGAGAACGAAATAAACAAAGGGAATGGCTATAAAGTATATGTCACCTACGAAGAAGCACTGGAAGCAGGTTTACAGGAAGCATTAAAACTAATATAGAATGAGCCTTGGGCGGCCTTGTAAAACCCATAGAAATGACGAAAAATGAAAAGAATAGTTACTGTCCAAGACATGATTGACGAACTAATGTTAGTTGTCAATAAGGATGCTGAAATAAATATCGTAATGAATACAGGATATTATCAAACTGAATACATTCCTGATCTATATGATTTTTCTGTCATTGATTTTACTGATGTACATCCTGATGATGGAAACTCGGAAAATAAAGTGGTAATAGAAATGTTTCGTTAAAAGAGAAATAAATAACACTCAAAACATAAAAGAAATGAATACAACTTTTGAAAGATCGTCTAATAGTACCGATGAATGGTACACACCGAAAGAAATTATAGACGCATTAGGTGAATTTGATTTAGACCCATGTGCCCCATTAGCCCCCCCCTATAAAACGGCAAATGTCATGTACAATAAAAATGACGATGGGTTAAAACAGGAATGGAAAGGACGTGTTTGGTTGAACCCACCTTATTCCCGTCCTCTTATAGAATGCTTCGTTAAACGGATGGCAGAACATGGAAACGGTATTGCTTTACTTTTCAATCGCTGTGATTCAAAGATGTTTCAGGATGTGATATTCGAAAAGGCAACGGCAATGAAGTTCTTGCGTAACCGAATCAGATTCTTCCGTCCAGACGGAACTCGTGGGGATTCTCCTGGCTGTGGCAGTATTCTCATCGCTTTTGGTGAAAACAACGCGGAAATATTAAGAAACTGTGATATAGCAGGTAAGTATGTTAGGATCAATTAGAATGGCAAAAAAGATGAATAAGGAAGAATTTTTAAGCAAAAGATACGCCATTGATTTAAAGATAAAAAAATTGAATGGAGAAAAGGAACAGTTGGAAAAGGAATACATTGAATCCAACCAAGTATTCCCTATTGGAAGCAAAGTCTGTATAACGGTCATGGCTCATAAAAGGAACAATGAAAGGATATTAGTTCCCGAAGCGAAGAAGTTAGCCTATATTGCAGATTATGATATTGATGATAACGGAGAGGTTGTACCCTCTTTAAGACAGTTGGATTGCAATGGGGGCATGTCAGCAATACCTTTATTTGTTAATTTAAAGAAGGCTATAATTGAATTAGCGTAAATCAGATTAGGAATGAATATGAGTGGAAAAGATGTATTAAGGCTATTACTTATCAGTTACGGTTTTTGCCGTAATATTGAGATAAGTACTTATATTGGAGATGGTGGATGGATTGGTTACGAAGTATCGGCTAGTAATGACGATGGCATTGAATACTATGCAGTAGATTGTGAAGGTTTACTTTTTCATATATACGAGATACAGAAATTTATGAGAGATGGAAATATTGAACCTCGTTTAATGCTTGGAAACTCTAGCAACAAACATCTTCTTTCAGATGAGTCTTTAAATAAGCTACTGAATATGTCAGAGAATAAAAATTACTGTAAAACAAACCCTTATGAATAGGCGTAAAACTGATATAGATATGAACAATTTAAAATTATATATCGCCCGTGACGAAGGCAAATGGGATGAAGGTGTTAAAAAGGAAGGGGAACTGAACCTGTTTTATGATACTCCGCAACTTCTATTTGATGTAAAAGACCAGATATCATATTGGGACAATGCCCGTAAGATAGCACAGATTCCATCATACATGTATCCGCAAGTCAAGGATAGAGAGTGTTATGTTTTCAACAATCTTGAATTATACAAAAGTTTTAACTGATAATAGAGAGGATAGGGAATTTCCCTATCTTCTCTTTTCGTATTTTCTTTTCATTTTTCTTCTTTCCACCCGTGTCATTCCCATGCTTTGAGCAATACCGAACAGGATTTCCTTTTCCGAATCGTTAAGCATATCATATACTTCTTCTTTGCTTTTTCCGCTAATCATAGCCATAAAAATCTTTTTCATAATGATTTATTTTAGTTTTTTCTTACAACAATCGCAAATTTCGTCTTTTATAGGCTTTGTAAATAAAGCACCTACATATCCTGCAAGATATCCGGCTTCTTCTGATGAAGGCTTTATGCCGTAATAGTCAATTATATGACCAATCATGTGTTGTTTTTCATGCTCCAGTGTATTCATAAATTCTTCATCAGACGTACTGTGACTGATAATAATTACAGTACACTTGTCGTTTGAATATGTGACACCATAATTGTATTTTTCAGTCTTTATCTTATCCGTTATCCTGTTCAGCAAATGAAAAGGACAGCCAATATATTCCAGTCTGTATATCGCTCTTAAATAAGAGTATTTATCCACAGAATAGAATACATCAACCGTCCAATCATATTCCTCAATGTATAGTCTTTGTCGTACCATAGCAATCAGATATAATCCTCCCAAGAGAAAGGTGTTCCACAGGCTATACACTTTGCATAATACTCGTCAAGAGCACGGGTAGGGCTTCCGTCAACATCGTCAAGATAGTCTTTTACAAACATACAGGCATATTGCTCATTGACTATGGATGAACCCATATAGTCGGCACGTACCATATTCAATACATAAACCTTGTTGTATTCCACATCATTCTTCAACTCAACATTGAATTGCTTCATCAATGCTTCTACTTGGTCTTTGTCATATGGGTGTATTTTGTTACCGTTTCTGTCTTTCATTTTTGAAACGGCATATTCACACAATTTCTTTGAGAAATTCCATCCATGTTCTGCAAGATATTTTTCCATTCCCGAAGGAAGTTTCTCATATACATCTAATCTCGTTCTTTCCATAGCTTTTGTTTTTAAAAAGATAGCCCGTAGCAAAACCACTACGGGCTTAAACCAATTTAATTAGCGTCTACGTCTAGCGTAAGGACCAGTACCTTTGACTCCGCGTCTTTCTCCGTACTCATCATCGTCATCCCAAATACGCCCGTCATCGTCCATTCTTCTACGCATTCCACGCTCACCGTAACGTCCATCCATTTCTTCCATAGCGTCACGATAGCCTTCTTTATACGCTTTTTCTAATTCCCGGTCCATATCTTCACCTTCAAAGCTACGGCCCATTCCATATACTTTCCAACCCATAGTGTTTATTTTTTATTGTTGTTATTATTATTGTTTGTATGTTGCACGTCAGGCAATTTGATACCAGAAGCAGCAAGTTGTGCAAGTATATCCTTTATCTGTGACAATTCACCTTTAAGTTCCTTCATCTCCTTGTCCTGCTGTGCCTTTTCGGCAAATGCAGGATTCAATGCTGTAAGCATCTCATCGCAGCTTTTGATTACTTTCTGATGGTATTCCACAGATTCCACAACCCTTACACTACTTATTTTCATTGCTTCTATCTCAGCATTGATGGCATCCTTGCTTTCCGATACAACCACATTCCCGCCTACTTGGGAAAAGTCTGCTATACTAAGATTGGCTGGCAACTTTTGAAAATCAAGAGTATCATCTCCAACCTTAACTTTCACATCCACAACCATTTCATTTTGCGGAAGAGGATATGCTGTATATCCGTTCTGATATTTAGGAACAGGATTTGAAACACTTACCACAGTGCCCACATCACATCTTGGGTTTTCCCCTTTATGCAATATGAAAAACTGCTGTCCTTGTCGTATTGATTGAAACATACTTATTCTAACTTTTTAATATCATTTTACAGTGCTTCTAGCCTGTGCGGCAGTAGCAGGTGCAACGATATGATTAACTACTTGAAATATCCCATTACATTTGTCGTAATAGACAAAGTATTTATTTCCTTGTGAAATCTCACTTGATGGCATTTGATCTCCAGAACCGTTTACCAAAGGAACTTTACTTGTCGTGGTTGACGGAGTGTTTGTCAATGTAGTAGCCACAGAAACAAGGTAAGCGTCAGATCCGGCAGCAGGAACATGGTTTACACTCAGAAGTAAGATACCTTGATTAGGTAATCGTCTGAACAGACATGGACTAATACCGTATATAACTTCGGAATTTGTTGTATCTGTTGTAACAGAAGAAGTTCTTATAAAAGGTATCCCTCCAAAGTCTAGCCTATGTACTCCTCTGAAACGGTTAGCAGTATAGCCAGCCATATAAGGATTAAAAAAATAACTCATAACTTTTCCCTTTCTTTAAAATTTTATTATATTTGCATCGGGATAGATAGGAGTAATTAACCTATCGAAAAGGGTTCGCTAACGCCCTTCCCTCCTTTTTCTATGTTAGCATCACTAAAACTAGTTAGCAATGACAAACAAAGATTTCATTAAGAGCATCTCCTTGGAGGGAGAAATTTGGAAGGACGTAATCGGATATGAAGGATTATATATGGTTTCCTCATTTGGACGAGTTATTTCATTAGAGAGACAAGTGCCAAATGGAAAATCATATAGAACACTTCCTTTTACTATTAAAAAACCAAATATCATCAATGATAGAGTTAATTATAAACGATATGAATACCATTTATATAAAGGTAAAAGAGAAAGAAAAGCAATAACTGCACATAGAATTGTTGCTACTGCATTTATTCCTAATCCTAATAATTATCCTTCAATAGACCATATAGATGGAAATCCGTTTAATAATCATATCTCTAATTTAAGATGGTGTACTAACTCTATGAACATGAATAATCCTATAACAAAGAAAAGAATTTCATTAGCTAAAAAGGGAAAATTAAATAATTCTAAGAGTATTCCAGTAGTTCAATTAAAAGATAATGAATTAATCCAAATTTATCCTTCTGCTATGGAATCTAAGAGAAAAGGATATATTTTATCTTCTGTTTTAGAATGCTGTAAAAGCAAATTGAAACACCATAAAGGATATAAATGGATGTTTTTATCCGATTACGAAGCCCAATTCAATAAGTCAAAGAACTCTTAACTAAACTTTAGCAATTGCAACCACAGTTGTCACCAGCAGCATAACCTGCACCAAAACCAGCCATGAACGGATAACCTCCATAGCAGCAATTAGGATTTGGCACAAAGTATGCTGGAACAGGGGCGGGTGCTCTAAGCTGTCCAACGATATTAGCGGTCTGTGCCTGCTGAGAAGCAGCTAAAGCTAAATTGCTATTTTCCTGTCTCAGAGCATCAATCTTGTTTTGCATTTCACGCATTTCAAGCTGACAGAACTTGTCATTGATGATTGCGCTTTGAGCATCAATCTTAGCAGATATGATGTTGAACTGAGTGTTTGCATTGCTAGTCAGAGTGTTGGTCTGCTCTACAGTAGCCAATCGGCTATCGCATCCTTGACGTTCGATAGCGGTACGGATATCACAGCAGCAAGAAGCAAGCTGAGAACCTATAGCTGCGCTATTGGACTGAATTGAATTGATGATCTGTTGAGAAGAAAGACCTACCTGATTACCAACTTGCTGAATCTGTCCTTGAATCTGGCAGATAGCATTTTGCAACTGTTGAGTAGAGCAACCCAAAGAGCTAGCCAACTGGTTGATAGCTGTTCCGTTTCCTTGAATAGCGTTCATCAACAATTCACGTCCTGCTTCATTGTTCAATTGAGCAGGGATTCCGTTTGCTCCATTGCCAAACCCGTTACCGAATCCGTTACCACCCCACAGGAAGAAGAGCAGGATAATCCAGATCCAATAACAACCAGCACCACCCCAAGCGTCTTGATTTCTGTTACCATTCATCAAGGCTGCTACAAGATTGGGGTCTAATCCTTTATTCTGCAACAGTGCAGGAATCATTGACATAATACCTGCGCTTTCTCCAGCGGCAGGATTGTCGAACATAAAAATTTTGTCTGAACCCATAATATTGTAATTTAATGTGTGTGTATTATAACTCCCGTAAAGACTGTGCACTCATCTTTACGAAAGTAAATTTACAACATGGGTGGTCTAAACAAAAATAAAAATTTCGTAGTATAACTTATTGTGTTTCAGATAGTTTAAACTTGTTAAAATAAGTTATTTACTTGTGAGTTGTTTTTCCTATTCGTATATTAGCGCAATAATTTTAAAATAGAGGAATTGAAGATGAAAGAATTAAAAAAATGGAATAATAATCCAATAAAGATTACGTATTTAATACCTAGTGGAAACAAGTACGCTTATATAAAATTAGGTGACACTGTTGATCTGATGAACGGAACATATAAAATAACCGCTTTGGATAATGAAGAAAACATTTTCCAAGCGGTTAATATGGAGAATAAAGATGATTGTGTTATAATGTATGCGTATGAGGCTGTATAATTTCCCTAGCTTTTAGTCTTGTATTTGCCCCTTGACTTCTTTGGACGTATAAGCCCGTTGTTTTTAAGAGCATCCAATGTTTCTTTCAAATAAACGGGTTTTGTCATTCCTTGTACTCTCACGGGAGATAATAACGGTTGTACGGGATGAAATTTAGTACCTTTGTATGTAAGCCTTGCAAACTCGGTATCACTCACATCAAGATACTTTATGGCATTTTTTCTATCAAAATAAGACGGTATGATAGTTGATTTGTTTATTGCGTCAGTAAGGAAGTTGAACTGTTCCGCATCAACATTCGAGTTTCCGCTTTTCAATGCTAGAGATATCCCGTCAAGTAAGGAAGCTAATATAGTGTTATAATTCATGCCCATGACTTACTCGATAGATGATATGTTTGCTGTTCCCGTAACACTCACCTTGCTTCCTGGTGTGACTGAAAAATATTCCACCGTTCCTGCCGGGAGAAGCATTCCTGTTGGTGCTATTCTGCTTGATCTGCCTTTCGTTTCCTGTACCAATGAGATACGGCATCCATCCAATGTCGCTACTCTTATAAGGTTTGACAATGCTGTGTATTCCTTATCGGTTACATCTTCCGATGCTGATATTCTTGCAGCTACGATACCTTTTAACGCTTCATCCTTTGAAGCGTTTTTGGTGGAGAAATACCCACCTATCTGTTGTTTGTCATTGCTTTCCATATCCTTTCAAGTAAGATTGTTTCACACTTTCGGCAAACTCGTTCAGCTTTACATAATCCGGGTCAAGTTTGTTTAAAATACCTTTTCTGAGAGCCGCTTCTTCCTCTCCGTTTGGAAATTCATCCTTTATGGCGGCATCTACCGTTTTGTCGTATGATACAGGGTTCTTTACACGCTGTACATCGGCTTTCCACTTTTTGACGAACTTTTCCTGTACAATATTTCCCATATCGTCCGTTTCGGGTTCGTCAACTTGTTCAATGTTTAAATGAACATTGCTATATCCAGTGCCTAAATCAAAGATAAAGGCAGGCTTCTCGTCAAAAATCAAACCTCTTTCCATAGTTTAAATATCTAATGTTCCATCAAAATAATAACCCCTATTGAATTTTATGACAACATCTTCCAATGGTAAAAGGCTTTTGTCTACTTGGGAAAGGAATGCTCCTAATGTTTCGTATCCGCCTTTCACAAAGCATTTTTCTCCTTTGAACAGTATCTGCATTCTTACCCATGTACTATTGTCCTTCTTTGTAGATGGTCTTACATCAAAATCAAGAATGTCTATATGCTCATCGACAAGTTTGTCTATCTTTACATCCTTTCCGTCAAACTTTCTTGACACTCTTATATTCAAGTCACTAATCTTTGTCATGTGGCTATTATTATTAACTAAAACTTTATTAATTAAGTTTTTAGAATCACAGTGCATCAACATACCCATATAACTCGTAATTGATTTTGGGTTATTACGTTTTGACGCAAAGTTTTTCTTTATTCTCTTTCTTATTTTGGTATGACCGGGAGTAAAGACAAATCCACCGAAATCTATCCCTTCTGAAACGGGGAATATCCTGTAATTTTTCTTCATCTCTAGTTTCTTTTCATACCACAGGTAATTTCTTATCCTCCACAGCCATTCATGCAACTGTTTCTTATCATGGGATAATATCACCATATCATCGGCAAATCTGAAATAATGTTTTACTTTGAACTGCTCCTTCACAACATGGTCCAAAGACCTTAATACCAAATGGCTTCCTATCTGAGCGTCAGGATTGCCAATAGCCAGACCTTTATTGCTATAATTAAGCGTATTCATAAGCCATAACGCATCCCTGTCTTTCAAATCTTTGCTGTATGCCTTCTTATAAACGCTGTGTCTTACGGACGGATAAAACTTCTTAATATCCATTTTCAAAACGTATATTTTTCCGTTTTTGTCCATTTCAAGCAATGTCCGTTTCATCTTTCTCACAAGGGAGTACTTTTTAACCTTACTTGTAATACCCCTTTTGGGCAGACAGTTATATGAATCAAGTGTAAGGCTTTTTGTCCATCTGTCCATCATGGGTATTAAAAGGCTGTGCTGGACAATCCTGTCTGGGTAAAACGGGAGTTTGTGTATCTCCCTTACCTTTCCTGCATCAGTCACTTTCTTTATCACCTCATACTTGCTTACATGGTATGATTTGTCTTTGAGCATCTGATAAACATTCTGATGATATTCATCCTTATGTTTCTCATAATCCCTCACACCCCTGTGATTCCTCTTTCCTTTCTTTGCCTTTTCAGCAGCAGAGATAATATTATCCATACTGCCTATCGTTTCAAAAATATTATTCAATCTTTTCATCTTACGTGCTTTTCTTTGTCCGTTGAGCCAAAGATAACTAACTTTCCATATACCTACAACTGTAAATGTACTAATAAGTTCCCATCCTCAAACAATGGGTTGTCTTGACATTTTTCATCTTCCTGACGAGGCTTCTGTATAGCAGTAATTTTTTTAGCACGTTAGCTGCCACCGATGTTCGTGTTCGCGTTCGAAGGATCATGGTTCAAATTACCATTCCGCAGAGAACAATTGCCGTTGTTCGACTTACCACCAAAGTAAACACCACCATTCTACAGACCGCCTTTTTTCAACTAACCGCCTTTGACAGACTTATTTAACTTTGCTGACGCATTTGGTTAGATTTTTAATTATGCAAACTTAAACATTATTAATATATTTTGCAAGTTTTGGGAGGGGGATTTTTCACTTCGTGAAAAATTAGGGTTGGGTTATTGTACAACGAAAGCCGCCACCGAGGTGCGTGCCCGCGTTCGAAGGATCAGGGTACAAACTACCAACCCGCAGAGAACAAAGGCCGCAGTCCGACCTACCACCAAAGTAAACACCACGCCTTCCAATCTTACCCGAACCTGCATTTCCCGTAAACCAGTTGTAATGGCATTCCCCCGTGTGAAGATCGCTTCCCTTGACCTCTCCAATAAGAGAGTTCTTAAAGTTCTTCGTTATATATCCTTCACCTCTAGCCATAGAACCGATAAAATCATACGTATTCTCAAAACCGTAAGATTCCCCAGGATTCTTTTCTGTGGCTACATTGTCCGTAGTCAGATTGTTCACGTCATAGGTCTGATAGATGTCTATGGATGTGGAATCGTGCATGACACAATCTATCCCACTGTACCACATCCATATATCTCCCCACCCGGCAATACGTCCGCGAATGATAGGCTGTGTGAAGCATATCTCTATTTCACGGTCTGTCACTTCCGCATTGTCAGGAATACTCCATCCGTTGGTTACAGTTGCATTGACAAACTTGGCTACGATACCCGACATCTCCCCGTCAGCCAATCCGTTATGACCTTGGAAGTTGTAGTATTTGTATTTTGTGCTTGCATATTCAAACTCGGTATCAGGCGCGACATTGTGTTCTTTTGCGTATGACATGGCAAGCTGTGCTTCAAGCATCTTCATGCAAGGAAGGTAGTTGTTTATGAGTTGGGCGAAATTGTAAGCAGTTCCTGATTCTGACGCTTTAAATCCTTGTCCGTTCATCTTGTAATATACATAGGTCTGACCGTCCGCCTTCTTGAATCTGACGCCTGTCATTTTTCCCCAGCTTGACGCATCGGGGGCTGAATCGTTGGATGATATTCCTTTTCCGCAAACAGACTGTGCGTGCAGGTCTTTTGTCCTGAACTTAATGAACAGAAGCGTGCACCACACTTCAAGGTCAAGGGCGAAAGCATTTGTATAAGGATAGTTCTTCGTGATGTCCTGGTTCTTTGCCCTAGCGTATTTCTCGTAATCAAAACGTGATACACCTGTCGTAGGCCATCCATTTCCTTCCATTATGTTCACGCCTAGATTTCCTGCTGATGTTGTTCCTTTTACCGTGTCGTCAAAAATAGATCTCTGCTTCCCATCCTTTATCGTGGAGTAACCGATACTCATTCCGAACGGTTTTATCTCTATGGCCGTATCGCCACCGTATGTAAACGGAGCGTCACTGACTAGCCTTCTTTCGTATGTATCATCCGTTCCTCCGTTGATTATCCAGAAAGGCTTGGTGTTTACAAACATGATGTCGCTTCCATCATCTGTTACATCAGTTCCGTCAATAACAATATTTGACGGGCTACCGTCAGCCATTTTGAAGAAATTGGTCTGGTCCAGAAATCCGACTACCTTACCGTCCTTTACCTTTGCCACACGGAACGAGTTGAGAATAGGATGGGATTGTTTGAACTCTTCCTTTCCTATCCATGTCTGAAAGGCTGGGTCTGCCTGTCCTCTTCTCATCTCCACTCCATATATATTACCCTGCTGCATCTTTATCTGTTCGAGAAGCGACTTGTAGTCATTGGTGAAATCATTTGTGGATAACTCCTTACCGTCCACCTTGTCCACCTTCTTGTCTAGGGCTGTTTTCTGTGCGGTGGATACGGGCTTTTCGGCATCGGACGTATTGTCCACATTTGACAGACCTATATTGTCTTTCGTTATATTGACATTCCCTGTCCTGTAAGACTGTTCGGCATTACCTTTCACGCCTATGACGGTATTCTTCTGTGCGCCTTTCTCTATCCCGTCAAGTTTGGTTTTTAACTGGGTAGTAAAGTTATTGTCTGTATGCACATAGTTTTCGTCCATTACCATGCCTTGTCTTATCTTGGACACCGTGACGGATTTGTTCTCTTTAGGGTCCCCCGTCACGCATGGTATCATCTCTTCTCCCGTAGCGGTCTCAACGGGAGGCATCTGTGAAATTTTAAGATTATCTTCCATTATATCATTCCGTTAATATTAAACCATCGTTTTCAAGCAATATGCTGTATCCATTTTCAGTGATTACGGTATTCCGAAGAACCTCTAGCGTTATCCTTGAATCAGCAAGCTTCCATGAATTGTCAGAAAACGGCATATACCCGTCTTTCTTTACAGACAGCGACATCGTGCTATTTAACCTACCTCGTACTTTTACCGTACCGTCAGACAATGTTTTGTACTGTACACCTTCCACCGTGACCGTTGCGTCCTGTATGGGTGAGCCTGATACGTCCACCACCGTTATCGTTACGATAGCCTTCGGTATATAATAGTCAATCAAATCCTGCTCGGTGAATCCGTCATTCTGTTTGGTGGGGACGGAATCGAACCCGAAGGAGTTGTAGAAAGCTGAACTAATCCATCCGCTATTATGATCAGTATTGCTAAAGAATATAGGAGTTTTAGTTTTATCACCTGTCACATCATTGTTTACTATGGTGATTATTTGCTTTTTGTTTAACAAAGCGGAAACTATTGTAGATTCATTCAGTGTTCCATCAATATAGGTCTTGCCGTTTGAGTTCCTACTATTATAAGCAATACTACCTTTGTCATTGAATACGGCAAACAGCCAAGGTTCAGTAGTATTCAGTCTTTGGTCATAGATAAACTTTCCATCAATGAACGGATTGATAGTTACAAACAACACCTTAACGCCCTGCTGCAAGTTCTCCACAACACCGTAATCATCCACTCCATCAGTTATTAGGGCGTTGGGATATTTAGGCAGGAACTCTATTGTTACGTCCATATCTCCTATATCCCCTGTAATTCCTATGGCGTTATACAATGAAGTGGTTCCTTCGGGATAGGTTAATGTCACCTCATGTTCCCCGTTGTCAAAAGTATAAAATCCGCCATTTCTGTTTACCAAACTAACTTGTCTGCCATCAGAAAGACCTGTAACCTTAAACTTATGCGTTGGGTTAGAGTTTGCCGGAACTATGTTTACCATGTCATCCGTAGTGGATAGTTTTTTAGTAATATGAATAATTCTGTTATCCGTAACAGTAACATTTGCTTTATCGGGTAGAATATTGGTGCTAGCAATATCATACCCTCCCACACCGCTCATTGCAGCGAACAGGAAATTGTTAAGTTTCAGCGGTCTGTTGTTTCCACTGAAATCCTGCAAGTATGGATTGGCTTTTAGTATCTCGTTTGTGGGAACGGATTGTCCTGACGAGAGCTGGGTAATGGTGATATTACAAGCACCGACAATGTTTATACTTCTAAAACCTATATTTCCTGTTATGCTATTAATAGGTTCTAGTGTATAAGTTCCATTTTTAGGCATCCTTACCAATGGGTTGTCATTATACCCCCATGCTATTTCTTGACCGTCCAATAATCCATCTACCGTAATCGTTATGCCATTAAACTTTTTAGATTTGGCGATATATATACACGCATTATTTACGGCATCAAAATTTGTTATATTGACGCTCTTGTTTGTCACGGTATATTTTGCCCCTGTGAATTTCGTCCAATCATTAAAGTTTTCCGCATAAACACCCACAGGCTTTGACATATCATACCAGAACACCATGTGCTTTGGTATCCATTTTTCTATCACCTTGCTTATGTCGGTTTTCGCCTTTCCTGCCGACTTGACAAGTCCAAGTTTTCCTATGTTAAAAAGCCCTATCTTTCTCATTTTTCGTCCATTTTAACCCACTCATCAGATAAAAGCAGCTTCTCAAACTCTCTTGTGCCCGTGTCGTATGTGTCGTAAGGGAAAGGGCGTTCCGTTCCGTCCTCAGGTAACGTCATAGGCATCACTTCAATAACCTTATCGGTATGGATCATATAATACAGACTGTCTGTCGATCGTCTGAAAACGGACAGGTCATCTTCCGAAAACATAATCTCGGCATCTATTTTTGGTACTATGGAAAACTGCATATTATGAATTTTATCTATTATCGCAAAGATAATTAAAAAAAGTTAAACGTATTGGTTGCATACGGTTTTATGTCGTATATTTGCTGAAAATTTTAAAAAAATATAGCGATGAATGTACTGAGCCTTTTCGATGGGATGTCGTGCGGACGGATAACACTTTCCGAACTTGGCATTCCTGTAGAAAAATACTATGCGTCCGAAGTGGACAAGTTTGCCATAAAGGCAACCATGCAGAACTTTCCTGACACCATACAGCTTGGTGATGTAAGAGAACTTGAAGTAAGCAGAATGGATAAGATAGACTTGATAATCGGAGGATCGCCATGTACGAACCTGTCCATGTCCGGCAAGAGAAAAGGGCTTTCAACGAAAGAAGGCATGGAGGTTTTAGACTTGCAAACGTATCTTGAATTGAAGGAGAACGGTTTCGAGTTTGAAGGGCAATCCTATCTGTTTTGGGAATACATACGTATATACCACGAACTTATTGAGCGTGGTGACAATCCCAAGTTCTTCCTTGAAAATGTGGAAATGGGAAAGAAATGGGAATCTGTGTTCAATGAAACAATAGGGAGGAAAGGGATACATATCAACTCCGCACTTGTATCGGCACAAAACAGAAGGCGCATATACTGGACGGATATCCATGACGATATTCCACAGCCAGAAGATAGGGGTATATTGTTAAGGGATATCCTTGAAGAAGAGGTTGATGAAAAATATTTCTTGAGCAGAAAAATGATAGATTGGCTGAATATTCACAAGAAAAAACGGAATGTGGAAATAAGGTTGTTAGATGGCGACGATAAAAGTCATTGTCTGACAGTTTCGGGGCAGATAAAAGGAAATTTAAGCACGGATTATATCTGTGTAGCCATGAGAGGACGGGAAGCATCATGTCTTACCCCTAAAAGGACAGAATATGGTAAACAGATAAGGAAAGAGTATGAAGCTGGACTTGTAAAGGAACAGAGAAAGAATATTCAGCAACTTGAACCACGTACTGATAGTAAGACGAATTGTCTTACAACCGTTCAAAAAGACAATTTGATAATTGTTTCTGAAAAAGAAACATCAAACAATTCATATAACCAAATAGAGGGGGCAAAAATTAGACGTCTTACCCCAACCGAGTGCGCACGACTTCAAACCGTTCCCGAATGGTATATATGGGATGGAATATCCGACACACAGCGTTATAAGATGCTTGAGAACGGATGGAATATAGAAACGATAAAACATATATTTAAATATTTGGAAAAACAATGAATGTACTAAGTTTATGTGACGGGATAGCTTGCGGACGTATCGCACTAGAGAGAATGGGATATAGAGTAGACAAGTATTACGCAAGCGAAATAAACGAAGGCATTTATAACCAATTAAACACTATTTAACCAAATTAGTTATGTTGTAATTTAATTTATACTTATATTTGCAATATGAAACGAGCGTATAAATATAGACTTAATCCTACTCCTGAGCAGATTGTTTTCTTCAACAAATCTTTCGGGTGTTGTAGGTTTGTATATAACTATATGCTCGGTAAACGTATAGAAGCGTATCAGCGTGACAAGACGAAGATAGGATGGGTTGAACTGGCTAAGATGCTTACAGAACTTAAAAAGGAAGATGGGAAGGAATGGCTTTCGGAAGTATCAAACGAGTGCCTGCAACAATCCATAAGAAATATGGACAGTGCGTTCGTGAAGTTCTTCCGTGAAAAGGCAGGGTTTCCAAATTTCAAGGCGAAGCATTACAGCAGACAGTCATACAAGGCTATAAATTCAGTGTCTGTTGACCTTGACAACAATAAGGTAAGACTTCCAAAGATCGGATGGGTTAAATTCTTTCCGAACAGGAAGTTTGACGGTAAAGTATGCTCTGTTACGGTAAGCAAGACACCAACAGGTAAATATTTCATTTCTGTCCTTGTTGACGATGGAAAGGAAATACCTGTAAAGCCTGCTGTCAGATATGATACGTCTATCGGTATAGATGTAGGTATAAAGGATTTTGCAGTATGTTCAAACGGTGATGTGTATGTCAATCCCAAATATCTTGAGAAATCGGAAGCAAGACTAAAGGTGTTGCAAAGAAGATTCTCAAAGACAAAGAAAGGTTCCAACCGAAGAGAACGTGCAAGAAAAATCCTGGCAAGACAGTATGAGAAGGTTTCCAACCAGCGTAACAACTTCCTGCATCAAGTCACATCAAAGATTGTCCGTGAAAACCAAACGATAATCATTGAGGATTTGAATGTAAAGGGTATGTTGAAAAACCACCGTCTTGCAAAATCCATATCATCCGTTTCATGGAGCGAGTTTTTCCGACAGCTTGAATACAAGTGCGAATGGTATGGACGCAACCTTATACGTATCGGACGTTTTGAAGCAAGTTCCAAGACGTGTATATGCGGATACGTTAATAGTGAATTGAAACTCAGTGACCGTGAATGGGTTTGCCCGAAATGCGGAAGGCACAATGATCGTGACATTCTCGCTTCGGTGAACATCAAACGGTTCGGACTAATATCACCCTTGGTAGAAGGGGTTGAGGACGTGGAGTGGTCGGCAGTAGTCGGGGCAGTGAAACGTCAATATGTATGTGTATAAACGTATATAAATACCTAAACGAACCGTCTATCAAGGTTGCATTGGATAATTATCCCGATATAATTGAAGGCATTAAGGAACAAATTTACACCATTATAAAAATTTAACACATAATATTTCGTAGTACATAATACTTATTAATATGCAATTAGTTTATGATAGCCGATAGCGGACGTTGGATTAACGTTCTAAAATGTATGTGAAGATGTACATTAATGCCTAGGCATGGGCCTGTTAGGGAACGGATGGACAGTAGATGTAATTAGTCATATATTTAAAGGATTGAAACAATGAACCCAATAGTTAGTCATATTTTTGCATTCCTTTGCGGATGCTCGTTTGTTATACTTGGAGCAATTTATTTTGGAACGAAAGGAGATTGAATGGAATAATAATAGACGGAGTGCTCCATGAAATGGTTGAATCATTCAATATAATCGTGGGAAAGTAACGGATAAACACTCCCCCTTACTGATAAACGGCAAGGGGGGAGGATTGTGTTTATAACCCCGGACCCATAGAAAGAAGCAATGTACTTCCCTTATATGCAGCACTGTTAAGGCTTACCCATACCCTTGCAGTTCCTGCATTAATCAGTTCCGATGATATTAATATTCTCACCTTCTTGTCAATGCTGGAATTGGCGGATACTTGGAAATCTTCTATTGTTTCTCTTGATTCACCTATAACCATAGGATCTTCAAATTTCTTACTTGCAAACCTAGACATACAACTATTATTACGGAAAGAAATAAGGCTACTCGAACCGTTTCTTACTCTTACGGTAACTTCAATATATCCACTAACGGATGGCATCACTCCACCAATTATTGTTATGCTTACGTAAGAACCAACTATCTCTATATCTCTTTTGCTTACCATTGGAACAGTGTATGCTATATGAGCAATATCGGGGTCATCCTGTTTTAATATAGCCGTGCTTAGAAAAGGATAAACTTCCCAATCACCAGCAGTCATACCCCACGAGTTTACAGTAACCGTAGCGTATCCTGTTCCTATCTTCTTGTCGGCAGTAACGCGTCTGGACATCTGACTGGTCTTGTGCTTAACATAGACACCGAAATAGCAATCGGCTATCTCGGAGAAGTCACCCATGTTAAGAAAATCAGTATCATGCCCCTCCGATGGCATCATTATAGCCGCAGAGCAGACAAAATTACTACTTGTAAACTGATTGGTAGCAGTGTCCGGGCATGAGAATCTACTTATCGGTGCACTAGCACGATGATTGTACCCGTTAAAGTCGGTAAGGCGAAATGGAAACTTTCCTCCTGTAGGTGGAGTATATTCCCATCCGTTCATGCTTCCATCAGCGTGTTTTGGCGCATCCCAGTACCCTGCCATTTGGAAAGGTTTGACACCACAGTTCCCATCCCATCCTTGCCACCACTTTTCATTCGCACCCGGCGCAAGGCTTTCGTAACGTACAGGCTTGTACCGTGCCCACGGGTTTATTTTCCCGTGGGTATTTGCACAAGCGTATCCTAAATCGTAATCCCCACCAACACTGCCTATGCCAAGGGTGGCGTAAACGTCACCAGCAAGGTTTATCGGGGCTGTAATCTTTCCGTTAGAATGACCCATAATATTTTTTTATTTATTAATTGTTAATACCTAATCTCTTTTCCAATTCTTTCACTCTTTTCTTTAATCTTGTAACCTCATCATCAACCTCCTGCAAACCTTTCCATACAACAGGGATAAGTCTTTCATAATCTATGGTATAGTAGTCATTGAACGCGTCTTTCACCCACTGACTATAACCGCCGGAAAGTAAATCCTGTGCGATAAGACCGTAATTCCAGTTATCATGGTTGAACACTTCGGAATTTTCCTTGGCAATAGCGTTCCAATGATACTTCACGCTACGGAATTTTCGGATAATACCCATAGCGTCATAACCCTGTATATCAGTTTTCAGTCTTATATCCGAAGAGGACGCTTTGGCTGTAATTGCTCCAGTGGCTATGATATTTCCTGCTACGTGCAATTTTTGTGACGGTGAACTAGTTCCTATTCCAACTCCCGTATTATTAATTACTGCACAAAGAGAACCTCCTGAGTAAAATGCAACTCCTGACGAACCTTTTAAATCCAGCCATATTCCGCCCTTAGAAGTTATTACTGCCGCATTGTCTATATTTCCGTCAATGTTCGATGAGCCATTGAACGGTCTGCCCCACAAAGTTCTAGAAGTAGTAAGCACATCCGCACTAGAAGCCCTACTGTCAGCCAATGTAGAAGCATCTCCAGCCGATACAACTACGGAAGTATTTGACGTGGGTTGCAGACTTTCCCATGCGGAAACGTTACACAAAGAAGACCAATATTGGTATTGTATGTGCCCATTGTGCCATGAACCAATCTGACGCACCTGCAATTCAAAATTGTTTGTTCCTACACGTACAAGGCGAATGTTATCCATTCCTTTTGCAAATGTGGGGAGATAAAGGCGTGCTGAATTTATGAGAATTCCTACACCGCTGCCAGAAGAAGTTTCTCCACTTCTCATTTGGAAAATGGCACAGAAGTGATAATTCCTTACTTCATCATTTGCATGATTTCCATAGGCATACCATATCTGACCCCAAACCGTTACAGACTGACAAGGTACGGCTCCCGATTCAGAACAAGCGAGTATCTTTTTCCAGCCATTGTCCGTACTACCTAAAGCAAACTGCATCGCATAGGTTCTAGTTTTATTGTAATTTCTAGGTAAGAAATTAAGATGCCAATTGTCTAGCATATCCGCGTTCAAGTTGGCATTCATTGTTGTGGAATTGCACTGGTAAGGCTGTGTACCTGTGCCTACGGTAGATATGTGCCTTACTGACGTAACAGAACCTGGAAAAGAAGTATTCCCACTAGCATCCAATAATGTTGCTGTCCTCTTTATGGTAGTAAATACGCCCGTGTATTGTCTTGCATATATAGGTTCATTTCCATCATCACAAGAAGCTATCTCCATCCATCCGGCATTTTCAGCAGTACCACCGAAAGCGATTCTGCCATAGTCGTTGCGTCCGCCCTGCAAGTGTATTTGCTGTGTAGATGTGGGGGAAGTCTGCAATATATAAAGTATATGACCACCCGATATATTCAAATCCCCCGTCATGGTGTCACCTGCTTTCTTCACGTAGCGTCCGTCAGCAATAGACGCATAGTTTTCAGTATGTAATAATCTATGCCATGCAGACGTTATCTTATTAGTACCATCATGTTTTCCTCTAAAAAACAAGTCTGTACTAGTTCCTCCTATCTGTAATGCAGCAAATTTATTGGAATCCCATAAGTTAGCTAATAATCCATATCCAGCAAAAGGGGCATTATTTGTAGTTTGTTCTGTTGTTCTTATTTCCTTAATTGCGCTTTCAGAATAAGTATTTAAGTCAAAAGTACCATCACTCCTACCTACACTTAATAAGAACCTTTCAGCGTGAAATCCGTCAAGAAGGTCTGCATTAAGATTGGCATTTACAGTAGTAGACACGCATTGATATGGGGATGTTCCTTGTGGTGCTTTTGATATGAACCGTCCTGTGTTGTAAAAGAACATATTTGCATCCCCTGCTTCCAATGAATCATGCTTGCTGACAGCAAGTCCATGTCCGGGAACAAATGTATCATACCATTCATGACGTAACATTACTTCTTGATCGGCAGCATCACATCTGAACCAAATACCTTCTCCTTGATTCTTTGCAGTAGAACCTGTTGACCTTATTACAAGCTGTTTGTTATAGGTTGAGTTAGCTATTGTCAGTACACCGCTCATGTTAATACTACCGACACCTGTCATGTTTCCGCTTACGTTAGCCGTACCATCAAATGACTGCCCCCATAAAGTCCTTGGGGTTTGCAATTTTTTGGCAGCCTCAGAAGAGTTCAGCAAGGGCGCAAATACAGGATTAACATAAGTGCTCCATGATGGTGCTTTTGTATCTGCTCGGTATAGCGTTATATTCGTATTAGCCTCTCCGTTTCGGTTATGGCTGTATAATAGATTGGCTTGTATTATGGAATAGTTGCTTCCACCATAACAGTATAGTTCTATATTTTTCTTTTCCGCATCATGATAGATACGTATGTTTGACCTATTGATATTGTATGACGCTATCAATAGACCTTCTACATAGCCACCACCACGAGTTCTGACAAACAACAGACCAAACAAATCACTAAAGGCTGAGTGCAGCACAAAGCAAACATCTGTCATTGTTTCCGCATTACGTATTGAGTACGTAGCTATTCTACACCATGCAGGTTCAGTACCCCCTACCGTATATCCGTATTTTATAAGGGCGTTTGATGTGCCGAACGCATGGTATCCGTCCAACAAATCCGCGCTTAGATTATCTACGGTTGTATTGCTTGAAACTATCAAAGGTGATACCCCTGTGGCAACAGTCGACATGAATCTCGGTGCTCTTACATCATTTGGAGTGACACGTAAAACCAGCTTGTTGTTATGGTCTACTACACCAAACCCTGCACTATCCGTACTACTTCCTCTAATGTTTCCTATATACCAGTAGGTGTCATACCAGTTGAACCTTAACCCGTTTCTTATAGAAGTTAACCCACCATCATCGTTCCTGATAACTCCGTTATCCTTGTAGATATTGGTAATATCACAATTCTCCACTCCCTTGAATACGATTGCGCCGGAAGTGGAAGCGGATGTAAGGGTTCCAGTCATAGTATCGCCAGCCTTTTTCACCCATCTACCGTCCAATACGGAAGTAGGGATATGACTTGCGTCTATGATTTTACTTGAATCAGCTTTTTTCAGTTCAGCCCACATAGCGTCAGCGTCAAGTCCTCCCTGCCCAGCCATGTCGTACAGTTTCTTTATCGTGTACGCATTAAACGTATTGTCAAGGTCTGAATCGGAGAAGGTTGTGCCGTCAGTAAGGTTTGCGAAGCTGTAAACGGTATTTACAACACCGCTGCCACCGCCGCTACCACCTGTTTTCACGCCAAGAGCAGATACCCAACCGTCCGAGTAGAATCCTACCGTGTTTCCGTCTGTTCTATGCTTCACTCTCAGAGCCTTGTTTGCCGAATCGTAAACAAGTTGGGCATCTCCTATCGTAATGGTATTTGTTGACACTGATGGTGCTTGAACATTTCCTGCCTTATTAATCCAAACAGCACCTTCCGTATTATTGTGCCCATTAGGTCTTAGATTTATACTTCCATCTCCGAAGCTAGCTAGTATTGTATGACCGTCTGAATTTCTTAATGCTACATTTCCATCGGGATATGTTATACCACCGTTATTATTGAATACTATATTCTGACTAAATGTTTTTCTTCCCGAAATAGTCTGAGCAGTAGTCAAGGTAACGGCATCAGTAATCCCGTACCCTGCCAAAGTGGTAGGATTATCACCAACTGTAACACGCCCGTAGGTGTCTACTGTAACTTTCGTATATGTACCAGCCTTCACCCCCGTGGTAGCTAGTGACAATGTGCGGTTTGCGGACAGGTTTCCACCTCCCGTAAGACCAGTTCCTGCACTTATCGTTATGGTTTTGTCCGCTTTCAGTGCAAGAAGTTCGGCTAGGTTGTCGCTTTCCGTAAGACCGTCAAGAAACGCTTCAAGTTCCTTCCATTTGTTGATAATGTTATCAGCATCGCTTCCTTCTAGGAAGTCGTTCAGTTTATTGCCTAACTGTGTTACGGTATTATTCAGCGTACCCAAGTCCTGTTGTCTAGCAAATGTTTCCCCGAATACGGCAGTAATGGTTTTTCCGTCAGAACTAAGTGTCATGTCTGTTACGGCATTTCCACTCCCAGACTGGGTGATGTTCTTTATACCACCACCTTCTTTCGCCATTTTCCAAATCTCGTTTATCGTGTACGCATTAAACGTATTGTCAAGGTCTGAATCGGAGAAGGTTGTGCCGAGATTGGAAAAACCATATACGTTTTTCACAAGTCCGTCACCACCGCTTCCTCCGCTTCCTCCGGGAGATACGCCCAAAGCGGAAATCCATCCTCTGGTATAGAAGCCTATTTCCGTACTTCCATCTATATGCTCAAATGTTACTGCCTTGTTTACGGAATCATATATAATCTTTATATCGCCAACCTGCAACGCCTGTGTTTTCACCGTGCCGCTTATGTTGGCATCTACAGCGTAAATATTTTCCCATCTTTTCGATTCAAGACCAAGAGTGGATGCGTTGTTCACGCTAGGAACGACATTTGCCGTAGACAACTGACCAGTAAATATCTTGCTTGCAGTTACTGTCTGTTCCGTATCAATCGTTACAAATTTATTGTCAGGAATATGGGATATGTGAATTTTCTTTGTCGGATCATCCTTTCCCAACTCCTGCCACAATTTGTCCGTATTCATTCCGCCTTCCTTGGCTAGCTTCCATATCTCGTTGATGGTATATGCGTTGAATGTATTGCTAAGGTTGGAATCGTCAAACGTCTTACCTAAATCGGCAAATCCGTACACGGCCTTAATCAGTCCGCCTTCACCACCTCCCGGTTCTCCGCTACCACTCTGTGCGCCCAACGCTGATATCCATTGGTTTGTATAGAACGCTGACTTGCATCGTAACGCTTGGTTTACTTCATCCCATTCAAACCATCCGTTGAACTTCTGAAACGATGCAATAAGGTCATTAAGTAGCTGTTCAGAGAAAATATTTGTTCCGCTTCCCGTACCACTTCCACCTAATGTTACATTTGTCGTATTCTGTGTTGAAGCGGTCTGATTCTCCTGTGCCAGCCGTTCATAGAAAGACAGTATCTTTCTTCTTGCAATGGTACATGAATATGACGGAAACATATTCTCCTTGGTATATTTAATCTCCAAAGACTGTATCTGCAACTGCATATCCACTATCTGACCGTTATCAGAGAAATCGAACACGCCTATTCCATCATCCCTTACCTTTAGCATATTTCCTTCTATGAAGTCAATGAAAAGGTTAGGATGCTCTGCGACAAATCCGCTAGATATGTCAAGTGAAACGGTTCGGTTCTCATGGTCATATCTTGACAGGTAGTCAAGAGCCGCCTTTTCAAGCGTGTTCTCAGCCATTGTCACATACGATTCGGGCATGACAATATTCAGAATGACAAATTCCGTTCCTTCCGCAATTGAAGGAGATTTACCATCCGTGTAAAGCGGAAGTTTGGCATTGTCGCTATCTGTTCTGTAGCATGATATTTTATATCGTGCCCCCTTGTTAAACATGGCAACATCCTCTTCCGTTTCCCCCGTATCACCGTTCACCTCACCGTAAAGAGGAATAATACCGTTTTTGTTTATCTTAAATTCCGTTCCCGTATAAGTTCCTGTACGCATACTGAACACCGCGTCCGTTACAGAAGCGTATTTGTAATAGAACCTATCCTGTGAACCGTCCTGATTACCGAAATGTATGTTGCAGGTCATTTCCTCACTAAATCCGATCTTACAGCTTCCGACAGGAACATCAGAATCAAACGTGAACTCAACACGTATGGTGACTGTCGTATTCTGACCTTTTTCTATATATCCTACAAGAGCGGTCTTGTCGTAAGGTATTTCAAGCATACCAGTAGCACCTTCCTCTCCGATAACAACCTCTTTCAAAGGAGAAGCCTGACCCAATACACGGTTCGTAACCATACGTAGATTAATCTTCACCTTTTTCCCTACAGCATCACTTCCTATAGGTAATATACTGAAAAGCATCTTCCCGGAGAATGTGGCAGTAACCTTTACAGGCTGGTCATAATATGCCCTTGTACTATATATATCAAAACTCTCAAAATCCCTGTACTTGTCAAACATAGCATGGGGCTTGTACTGTGACTGCACGTTGTCATTTATCTTGTCGGATGAATCACCGTCCTCATATACCTTGTACCCTAGGTTGAATCCGGGAGAGGTCATATAAATGAAGAAACTGTCACTATCATCACTCTTTATAGGAGTAGAACCGATAATCTTGTCTATCCGTGTAGATGCGCTAGCACCCTCACCTGCCACCTTTCCCGATTGAGGATCGGGTTCTCCGTCCGCCTTGTATGTATCCCATTCGGGAAGTCCTGACGGGTACAGATCGCCAAGCTTTTTCCCTCTGATGGAAGGATATATCCCACTGAACGTGTTTGATATGGTTTTCCCTCTTACACCATAGTTCTTCAATCCGTATTCGCTGTCAATATAATATCTTATATTCCCGTCAGAATCATTCGGAAGAAGGATGTACGGGCAATAACGTGATTCATCGGCAGGCTTAGCGTCCTTCTTGTATTCAGGCGGAACGTTCCTGCTTCCGCCTTGTGGTATGATTCGGGTTATGACAGGTGTGCTTGTATCTACAGAAGAGGAAACTTTTACAGCACCACCACCGTCACCCTGCTTGAATGTCCAGTTTACGGACGGTCTTGTCTTGTCCGTAATGGTTATTATCCCACCGTTCGCTGTCGTTGAGAAGTAATAATTGAAATAAAACTTGTCATAGAAGTTCTTCAATGCTTCAAACAGGTTGGTGCCATCGGTTATGTCAATCATATCCTCTGTCAGTTCGCCTTCTGCATCCACATTAAGCGTCCATGTGCCAATGCCTGTATATCCCACACCTAAAGAAGCATTGTAAGACTGTATATTCGCTTCTATACGTGCGGCAAGCTGTTTTGCGTCACCCCAAAACTGGAACAGACCGCCATGTGTGTATCTTATCTTGTTTATCTCACCGCCTGTTCCGCTTACTATGTCAAGGAATGCCACATTCTGCAACAATACTTCCTTACCGTAAAACAGAAGAGAGTATTTGTATTTTCCTGCTTCATTAAGATTATCTCCCGATGGGGCTTGGTACAGGATGAATGTATTACCGTTATATACGACTGTATCGTATTCCGATTCGCTCTTTGAGTTGTATGCCTTGAACTCTATCGGAACAACGGAAACGACTTCACAAGTCAATTTTCTCACTTCCTGCAAAGACGGGCTGTATGAAAAATCAGCACTCTCCGCAATAACCCTATTTCCTCTTTTAATCTGTAAAATCATTGGTCTTTAAAGCGTTGGTTGGTCAATACTGAAATTTAACGAAAATGTATAGGCGGACACAAGTCGGTCCGGGTTCTGCAAGTCCTGAACGTCCTGATAACTCAACTTTGCACCTGTTTCAAAACCCGTGCATCTTATCACCTGCTTTGCCGATTCTCCCCATATATCGTTCCATATAGAGAAAGAGGATGAACCGTATGGAGTACCTTGTGCGGCAGGTATCACATTGGTTATATATGAATAGAACGAACGGATATTCGTCTTTACCGTTTCCACATCTCCCAAAGCGGCAAATGTTATGCTTCCTTCCGTTGGCTGGTAAACAGGCGTGACAGGTTCGTACACCTTCTGACCGTTCTTGTCATACCATTTTTCGGCATAGGCTTCCTTTCTTGTCGGCAAGTCCCATAATCCCTTGCTTTCAAGTATATACAGCCTGTATGTGGCATACAAATCCTTTGCCGTATCGCTTCCTTTCTTTATAAAATATTTAGCTATAGCCATTCGTGTACATATTTAATTAGTGCAAAAATAGCAAAAATAGTCTTAGAAACCATCTAGTTTTAAAAATTATTTTTCTATATTTGCATCAAAATCGGTGCTTTGGATGAGTGGTTTAGTCAACGGTCTGCAAAACCGACAACAGCGGTTCGATTCCGCTAAGCACCTCAAGTGATTGGATTTTTTTGTTCATAATCAAACTGGAACGCCCTGCCAACTGTGAAGCTAGCAGGGCGTTTATATTATCAGTCAATTATAACTTTTATCGCATTTCCGCCTGACCTTGGGGCAATGGAAACGACACTTAGGAGTGCTGTCTTTATCGCCATAGTTGCGGCAAGCTGTTGCTTGAGAACTTCAAGCTGTGCCAGTTGTATGACTGTCATGTTCGTTCCTCCCGTTCCTGCCGAACCACCGTTAAGCGATACCAATTGACGGAGTAGATTGCTTTGTACAACCATTTCGTATCTCATCCCGTTAAGATACCCCAATGCCTGGTTAAATGTATTCTCGTCAACTCCTGCAATGGCATTGGACAGACCTTCCGCATTCTCTTCCGTTTCGGTAAGCATTCCGCCTAGGGCGTTGTTTATCTCATTGACTACACCCCCGGCTTCCGCAAAGGCTGATTCCAATGAACCCATTACATTTCCTAGTATTATAAGCTCATCCTTGTCTATCTTGTTGTCCGCAAACATACCACCTTTACCGTCCGCTCCAAATAATGTAGTCTGTACCTGTTGCATTGCCTTTTCTATGTACTGCTGCTGAACCCAGCTTTTAACAACATCTCTCATAACGTCCGCTACGGTATCCTTGTATGCCTTGGCTGCGTCCTCTCCTTTCAGCCATGCTTCGACAAGAGCGTCACCTATCTGGCTAGCCCAATCTTTCAAGTCAATGCTGTACAATTCACTTGCAAGCGTTTCTGTATAATATCTTATCTCATACTCCAATTCTTTTATTGTCTGTTTGTAATCTTCCACTTTTTCTCTATCTGACTTTTTCTTATCTTCTTCGGCTGCTAGAATATCCTTTTGAATTTGCAACTGTTCTTTCAGATTTGATACCTGCTTGGATGTAACCTCATCAAGTTTTGCCGGGTCTATAATGTGCTCAAATTCCTTTTCGAGCATATTATAGATATTGGTCAGTTTCTTTGATTCAAATTCAAGATTCTCTATATGCTTTTGAAGTCTTTTGTCATGCTGTCTGTTAAATGTAGCGATAACATCAAGCGGCATGGATATAGCCGAACCTATCGCACCTGCAAAATCACCACTTTTGAATGAATCCCATGATTTCTTCACACCCTCATTCATAACGCCCATAGCTTCCGAGAACTGGTTCATCTCACGCATGAAACCGCTATCGGTATCCTTACCCATAGAATCCATAAGGTTGGACACAGATGCTATTATCTGTTGCATGGCTTTTATGGCATTGTATATGTTGGTTATGATAAAGTCGATAAGATTCACCGTCTGCAAAGCGTTCTGTGCGGCAGCCATCATTCCTTTGCCAGTCTTGACAGCTTCCTGTCCGCTCTTGTATCTTGATTCGGCTTCCGACTTGGCACTCAAAGCGGCATTGGCGGCTTCTTCATCACCGTTCTTCATTGCGTCCTCGTATGCCTTGGAAGCATTTTCTATGTCAGCCATAGCCTGTTGCATATCATTCATGCCTGCCATCATCTTTGACTTTCCTGCATCATAACGCTTATTATACAGACCTTCAATCCCATCTTTCATGTACGTCTGAAAGTCAGACTGGTTATTCTTCATCATCTTCTCTATCTGCTTGTCCACACGTTCAAGTTCCTTCATGTATTCCTTTGCGCTGATAGCACCAGACCTGAACGCACTGTTGAGCATTTCCCTTACCTTGTCAGCTACGGTATTTGCAGCCTCCATAGACATCGCTTCAACAGCACCGAAGAAGTTCTGATAGTCTGTGGTCAGCTTGAACAAGTCCATCTCTTCGCTTTTCTGCAATGCGGAAGTTAATGACGTTTTACCCATTCCCTTTGCCGTTTCAATCCTTTTTCGGTAATTCTCCCTGATAATATCAACCTGTGTATAGTAGTCACCATATTTTTCAAGGTCATTCGCATACTGCTTTGCCATCTCACCGAAATAGCCTTTCCATGCGTCAATTATTCCTTGTATAACCTCTTTCTGATCTTCTCCGATATTCTTATTCCCCTTAATGGCTTCCTGTATCTGATTGATATACTGGTTCATTGAGGTGAATGAAGATGTGTCGGGCACGACAGAAACACCAAGGTCAAGATTCATTCCTGCCAATGCGGATTGCAGATTGTTGTATATCCCTGCTGCAAAACTTTCAGCCATAGTAGATGTATCACCACTGAACTGAACGGCAAGGTCTAAGGCAAGTTCGGAATCACCCGTTATTCCAAGTATGTCACTGTAAAAGTCATACTTGTTCTTGTATCTGTCAAACTCATCCGTAATCCTCTTCATCACCTTCTTGGCTGCATCAACATAAATTTCAGAGGACAATTCGGCTGCTTTCCTTGCGTTTTTGACTGCATCCTGTGGAACACGTGTTTCCAATTCCTTTGCAGCCTTGTTGTAATTGTCAACAATAGCCTGTTTGTCATATACAATATCCACGCCAAGTTTTAACGCCTGTGAACCGTATATGGCTTCAATCTGCTTTTTAGCTTCTTCCTTACCTATGTTAATGCTCAAATCCTTAAACTTGGAATAGGCGGATTCAAGCAATGACAACCTGTTTTTCCAAAGGTCAGCAAGAGGATCTCTTTTTTTTCCTTCCTTCTTCTGCTTTTCCAGTTCAAGGTTGAATTGTTTTGCTGTTCCCGTAGCCTTTGACATCGCTTCGTTGGCAGCGTTAATCTCATATACCGTCTGTTGTACTTGCTCGGCTTCATAAGGGCTTACAATTCCTGTAATTTGATACTCATCTCCAAGTTTCTTGACCTTTCCTTGGCTAACATACATATCAATGGTGCGCTGTAAATTTTCTATTGAACTTTTGGCGTCTTTATATTCCTGTTTTACCGATTTAAAGTAATCCTCCATAGATTTCACATCGGCAGCCTTTATAGCAATAGTCCATTTATGCCCTGTAATTTCGTCAAGAGATTTTTTCCATCCCGTCAATCCTTCTTGTGCTTCCTTATCGTCAAGTTCTATTTTAACAGCATATTTTTTGTCAATAAATTCATTAAACAATTTTTTAGCATTCTCCCCAAGTTCGCTAGTTGTGGCAAAATTTTCAGATTGAATCCTTATAAAGTCCTTTTGAGCATCATTTAATTTATTTACATCAATACCTACAAATACTTTTTTCAGTTCTTTCTCAAGACTGTTTGCAAAAACATTAAATGATTTTTCAAGTTCTTCAGTTTCGCCCATTATGCCCATCCTCAATTTCTCATACTCCTTCAACAATTCCTCACTGTCAAAATGGGTTTTGTTCTTGAATATTTCAAATGTTCGTGCATCTCCTGACGTTTCAGCCAAAGAACGTATCTTCTCTACAATAGTAGCTGCCGAAGCCCCTTTGTTTATCAGTTCGGTAAGTTCGTTTCTCCATTCCTTAGTACCCTTACCCATGTTTATAATTTCCTTGGATGCCTGTACTATCTGACCACGAAACTCTTCTATATCCTTACTTGCCGAAGTGAGTTTTACAGACGATTCCTCGTAATCTTTAAGCATATCAGAGAATGAATCTCCAAATACACCCGTAGATGTTGCCTTATCAGCCTTGAACATTATATCCGCATTTTCGGCAGCGCGCTTATAAACCTGCTCTAGTTCCGATGCTGACTTTTGCAGATATTCCACACGTGATTTCTGATCATCTATCTTCTTGCTGTTTTGTACTATATATTGCCCTATATTGCCATATTTTGACAATACTCCAGTAAGTGTTTCCTCATACGACTGCAACTGTTTCGTGTCAAGCTGTTCAAGGTTTTCCGGGGTGAGTTTATCGAAGTTTATCTTGTCAAGGTCTTTTTGCAAATCACTGTATGATTCACGGAAAGACTTTGCACTATCCTTTATCTTCTGATTGAACTCTTCCGAACGTGCAGACATGATATGAAACGCTTCCGCTACAAGTCCTGCAACGGTAAGTATTGCCATAAGAGGATTAGCCTTTATCGTAAGCCACAATGTTTTCAATGAATTTGTCAAACCGAATGTTGCCAGTTTGAATCTGTTCATCAACATTGTCGTTTTTGTCATAGACAACATTCTTGCAGCTTCCGCACCTGTCAGTTTAAGTTCGGTGACAAGAAGGTGACGTTCAGCCTGTGTCAACATATTGGTGGCAAGAATACGTTTAGCCATCTCTGCCGACATCTTTCCCGAATTAACGGCAGCAGCTATCTCTACGGCAGACAGTTTGGATGCTGTAGCTATCTTCCATCTCTCGGCAGTAGTTAGCGTTCTATACATTGCAGCCTGTTTAAGTAACTGGGCTTCCCGTAATTTTTCAGCCTTAATTGCATTAGTTGTTGCGACAACCTCTTTACCGAGCATAGCTGTTCTAGCTAGCTGTAATCCTTTCAACGCGGCATATCCTACAGCAACGCCCTCTATTGCTTTAGAGAAGTATCTCCAGTTGTTCATCGCATCGGTTATGCTTCCAACGATACCTTTCAGAACGGAATCATTCGCCTCGCCTATGTCATTCATCATAATCTTGTATGAATCGGCAAGGTTACTTACCATACCTTTCAAAGATGCGGCTTGTATTTCCTGCATCTTGTAGAACATACCACCATCTTCCGTCATTGTGGTAAACATCTCCCGAATATACTCGAAAGGAATCTGACGTGTTGATATGGCGTTGAACACATCATCAGTAGTTTGAGCCACACCTCTTACTTCTTCCAGTTTTTTTCTCAATGAATCCAATGCAGGAATACCGGCCTCTGTCAATTGACGTAATTCCTGCCCTCTCAATACACCTGCGCTTCTTATCTGACCATAGGCAAGAATGATACGTCCCATATCAACGCCAAGACCTGCGGAAACGTCCGCAAGACTTTTCATTGTACCGTACAATTCGTTGACAGGTATCTGGAATGCAGCAAGCTGTTTGGTATATCCAACCAAATCGCTGAACTGGAAAGGAGATATTACAGCAAGGCCCTTAATCTGACTGAATATCTGGTCAGCCCGTCTTGCATCTTGTATAATGGCACGTAATGACACCTGTTGCAGCTCAAACTCTCCACGAATGGCAACAAGTTCCTGAAACATATCTCTGAAAAAGTAGAATCCGGCATAAGTCTTTATCGTATTGACAAACTCACGCATCATTCTGCTCTGCTTTGTCAGTTCCTCGGTAAATTCCTTTGAACTTGCGGCATTTTTCTGATTGGTCTGCTGCATCTTTGTTCCATAGGATGTAGCTTCGTTTACAAACTTGTTGTGTTCCTGTATCTTCCTGTTGAGAAGAGTAAGGGTACGGTTATAGTTTGCGTCAGTCGTATTAAGCGCATTACGCCTGTTCGTTAATTCAGAAATAAGATTGTTAGCCTGATTGATAGACGTAGGATTGATGCTCAACAATTCATTCGTTGATGTTTTCCTTAAAGATGATTGCAACTTCTCCAATCTGCCCTGCAATTTTTGAATAAGAGCGTCAGCCTTTGTTATCTGATTGCTGTTTAAAGGAATATCAACCTTAAATTTATTCAATAGTTCAAGGCGTTTCTGTATGGCAGCAATTTTCTTGTTCAAGTCCTCAGCACTTCCCTCCGGCATACCAAGGGCAAGTCCAGACTGACCAGAAAGGTATTGTAGATACTTCTGATTGGTCTGCTGCATCTTTTTATTCGCCTGCTCCTGCTTTGATGCTTGTCTATCCATCTCCTTTGTCCGTGCAATCTCCATTTCGTATTGCTGGCGTAGAAGATTAAGTTCTCTTTCATCGGAAATGGACAATTTAGGCGCACTGTTAGCAGTAAGGGAATATGCGGTTTTCAATCTGTTCAATTCAGCGACAAGATCATCTATCGCTTTCTTTTGACTTTCAAGATTGGCTTTTCTTGTAGCCATCCCCTTATCTCCGCCTGCATTGCCTAGGTTACGGTAAGTCTTTTCCAGCTTGTCATACTCCCTTGTCGCTTCGACAATCTTGTTTGACAACTCTTCCATCTGAACAAGTATATCCATTTTCTTGTTCGACTTTCCTTTCCCTACCTTGGACGCGTTTTCATTCGCTTTATTTATCTTATCTACAACCTCGCTAAGTTCTGCATTCATTTTGCCTATATCGGTCAACATAGGCTTGAAGGACATCTCCTGGTTAAAGGTGTCCTGCAACTTCTTCTGTATATCCTTTATCTGTTTGTCAAGACCGGAATCATCTAGCCCAATCTTAAACTTTAATGCTCCTAAATCAACATCAGCCATAGTTATTGTTTTTTTAATTATTGCAAAAATAGCAAAAATAAACACAATAGCATGATTTACAACAAACAAAAACCCATTAGTATTTTTTAACATATTAAAAATTGTGGATAAAAACGATTATGTTATCTTTGCAATAAAATAATTTTTTAACTATGGCTATAGAAGAAAACAAAGTAACACTCGTTGGCGTAAATTCAGCTAGCGTAACATTCAGCAATGAAGCTAATGTGGAAAAACAATACAAGGTGAATGCGAATGTAAACGTATCAAACGGAAAAAACATTGATTCATTTGATGGCGGAGAGGTGAAGTCATTGGAATCAGAGAACCAACTCGCCACATTCTATTTCAATCAGAACGGTGGTATCGCAATCAACTACAACGATTATCCCGATTTGGAAGCACAAATTGCTATCATTACTATCATCAACTCTTTCGTAACCGATGTTACAAAATACATCAACACGAAAGGCATCTCATCAGTTTCAATTTAAACAGCAAGAAGAAATGACAAACCAAGAAATGTTTTTAAAGAGATTAACTCTCTTGAATATCCCCTTATCACTAGAAGGAAAGGAACTTCCATCAGAACTGAAAGCAAAAATCATGCTTATGCGTGTCGCTTACGACAAAGCTGCAAAAGCATTCGATGATGATATGCAACAGGTTCTTAAAGAAATAAAGAAGGAAGGATATGACGAGCGCGCACAAAAAATCAATCACATGAAAGAGATTGACGGTAAGGAAGATGCGACAAAAGAGGAAAAGAAAGAAGCGGATGAAATCAGAAAGATAGAAGCAGATTTCAACAAGGAAACAGAAGAACTGAACAAGGCATATTCCGAAGCATACCAAGAGAAAATGAAAGAGGAATGTGATATGAAGCCTAGAAAATTCGCTTTTGAAGGATTCGCTAAAATCATTGAACTTATTGGTACTGACGGTGCAATTAAAGTGAAATGGAACTCTCCCGAAGCATTGGAAATACCGAAGGAGGAATTTATCTCGCTTATCGCAACAAATCTTGTCGATGAATAAGCCATTTTCTATATTGCTATTTTTTTTGTTACTGTCGTGTTCTTGTTCACGCAAGCTACTTCCATCTTCGACAAATACAACCATAGTAGACCACAACACGACAGTAACGGAAAGAGTAGTATGGCAATCAAAAATAATAACTCTTCCAACAGAGCACATACAACATACAACATTTGAAGATAGTTCACACTTGGAAACATCATTAGCCGTATCAGACGCTAAAATAATGTCGGATGGCAGGCTTTTTCATAGTTTGAAAAACAAGAAAGACTTTCTACAAGACAGCATCCCATCCTTGGAAAAAGAAACGGTAGTGACGAAAGATTCGATAATAACCGTGGAGAAAATTGTAGAAGTAAAGGTAGAAAAGGAATTGTCTAAATGGCAAAAAATACTAATCAATCTTGGATACATAGGTATCGGTTTCATATTGTTTTCAGGTTACAAAATAGCCCGAAAGTTCGTGTAACTTTCGGGCTTATTTTAGGTATTTATATACATACCAATTGTGTTATTGGGAAGAATCCCTATATGATAAAGAAACTCTAAATTCATTAACTTCTTTACTAGATAAATCCCATTCCAATTCTGTGGTATGTAAACCTTGATTATATATGTATCTAGAATAATTACTTCCACTTAAATCTGGAGTTTCCCAAATACCAGGTTCTTCTTCATAATCAGGTATTGTCATAAAACATTTTAACCCTGTTAATTTACCACTTCCATCATCTATTGTATAATTTTCTTCGTAAATGTATTCTCTCCCAGAAACAGAAATAGAATCACGTTCTATATCACCCCATGTCTTAATACCAGGATTAAATAAAGTTTTATTATTATTATCTTGTACAACCATTTGCACACGTATGTCATAAGGTATGTATGTTCCCCTACCTGAATTATCTATAAAAATAACTTTATAGAAAAATCTCTTTTTAGGGGTAGTTATTTTCACGCCTGTTATTTTTGTCTTATATCCAAAGCACTCTGGAATAATAGGAAATTTATATCCTGTAGATGATGAAATCTCATGTGCTTCATTATTACTGTCAGGGTGACTTCCATGTACAGCTACAGCCATTATGGTACAAGACCAAGTGCCTATATCCATACTTTTAAAAGCAGAATAAATGTTTGAATTGTTTGGAGAAAAACCTAATCTTAGGCTATCAGAAGTACCTTTTTCTCCCAGGAAAAATCTTCTACTACCATTCTTCTCTGCAATAATTAAAATAGCGCACCTCCATGATTTTATTGAGCTAGAAACAGTGTCATTTATAAGTAATGATAAAAGATTTCTAGAACTTCCATTTAAATCAAGTTTTACAGTTTGACTATACGTATCATAATCTAATATATTTGACGGGAGAATGTTTATATTAAGTTTAACAGGATATTCTACATGATTATACCCATCAAAATCAGCAATACGATATACACTTTTAGGAGATTTATACTCTGCAATAGTGCTAGATGGAACAGTATTTCCTATTGTATATATTATCATTTTTGTAAATGCAGTATATGTAGAATCGTTAAACTGCACAACACCTAAATCAGATCTATCAATTGGTTTTATATATGAATATCTGTTTATTCTCCCATGCGTATTTGCACACGCATACCCTAAATCATAACCATCACTAGTAGGACCAATACCTAGGGTAGGATATACATCACTATCCAATCCTACAGGTGCGGTGATTTTACCGTTAGAGTGACCCATAATTACCCCCTTCCTCTATAACGGTATAAGAACCTTTACAAACAACAATGCCATTACAACTGATACTACGACAATGAATATCGCCATCAATTATAACAGCATCAGAAATGTCATAATCACTAGGAAGTTCCTCACCACATAGTGTTATAACTTCGACTGCCCCTGTGCAGCTAGACTGCCCCTGTGCAGCTAGACTGCCCCTGTGCAGCTAGACTGCCCCTGTGCAGCTAGACTGCCCCTGTGCAGCTAGACTGCCCCTGTGCAGCTAGACTGCCCCTGTGCTCCCTCGCTTTGCTTCGGTCGCACACCAAATTTCCGTTTACAAACAAACTAATCTTCATGTTTATTGTTTTTTAAATATTTCGCAACACTATCCATTACACACTCAACACACCAACCTAAAAGGTATGCAAAGTGCTCATCCTGCCCATTTTCATATCCCATAGAAATATCACAATACCCAAATACATTACAAGCATAATGAACAGATTCATGAGCAACAGTTCTCACCCCTATACCATCGTTGGATAACCAAATAAGTGCACCTAAATGGTTTGTACTTTTTTCCCTTACAAAAATAGTCATGCCATTACAGCCCTTAATTTCATCTTTTGATGTATCTATCGGGTCATGATTAAGTTTGGTGAATTTTCTATATATTTTTCCCCATTGATCATCCCCCACTGCAACATACAGTTTAAGGGGATATATTTTAGGATCGTATTTTGTTATCATCGCAAAACATCTTTTAGTAATATATCGGGATGCTCTTCTTTAGGTTTAGATTCTTTGAATCTATATATAAAGCCACTTGCATCCTTGTTGGCTTCCTCATATAAATCTTCTGTAAGAGAAGCCTTGTACAACTTCATTTTCTCTTCAAAATGATAATCAAGTTTAGGCTGGTCCATTATTACTGCCTGTATATAACTCCATGAATATTTCCATAGCAAAGCCCAGTCCTTGATTATCATCAATCCTCCGAATAGCCTTAAATCTCCTCTGAATTGGGGGAAATCTTTTTGGATAGATCCTCGTGAGCCGATTTTGCATCGAGAGATAATTTCATGGCATCCTTCTTGCTTAATGTCGCTGTCGTATCTATCAAGAACGCTAAACGGATTGTATTTGTAAAAAAATCACTTACATTAGCCCCCTCCACGATGGCTTCTATCAACGGAGTTAGTTCCTTATGGTCATAATGCCTGCTTAACCACCAAGCGTATATACGTCTAGCAAAAGGAATTATCTCAAAAAACCAATAGTTGTTCAATACTCCTGCCGCTGCAACTTTGTACGGAATAGATGCGTCATTTTTCATAATTGCAATCATTTCCTTTTTCGCTGTATCGGGGTTGATAATGTCACGTATCAACAGCTTGTCTACAATATAATCGTATGCGCCTAGTCTAAGACCACGCACCTTGAATTTCTTATTGCCAACCATAACCTCTTTGTATTTATGAGTGGCAAACTTCTGCATCTTTATCTGATCATCTAAGTCAGGTTGTTTCCAATTAAATATTCCCATTTTTTAAACTAACTTGAACGGTTTAATCATTAATTTTCCTTTCACATCCACCTTTGATATGTTCTTTGGAGTATTTGTATGTACGAACACCTTGGTATATTTAGACGATACAATATCAAGTTTTGCATCATCAATCAAAGAAACGTGTACTATGCTGTTATCAAGCGCAACAAGGCTAACATGGCTATTATCCTTGACATACATCTCTCCTATACCAAAATCGTTGAATGTGACAACACAATCACACGAACCATTAAAAATAGACCATTTAGGATTGCTTATGAAAAGGTTGGTGTCATCAACGAAGATATTAAACTTCTCCCTAACACTAGCAAACTCCTTCTTGATTATTTCATTTGACGGGTATCTGTTAAGCAGGCAGAAATCAATGCCTCTGATATATTTCTCGCATAATTCATATTTATCCGGGTTCCCCCATTCATTTGTCCATTCCTTACACAGCCCAAGACTTATAGCCTTTTGCTTTAATTTATCAGACAATTCTTTATCGTTCATTATATTTCTTTTTATCACAAAAATACAATAAAAGTTAATATCAATAAAATAGAAACAGTTAAAAAACAATAAAAGCCGGACGAAAACGCCCGGCTAATAATTCATCACTCGTCTACATCAACCACCGATACCCAAATTGTCAAGTTCGAGAACCATCATGGTTTTCAAATACTGAGTGTTAACTTCCAATGCTGTCACAGTAACGGAGAATCCAAGGTATCCTGCGTTACTTGGAGCACCTGTGAAGCTGACAGCCCATGATGCCTTCGGGAAGAAGATCATACGATCACCAGTACCGTTGATAATACCGATAGGACGTACAAACTGCTTGAATGCACTTGCACCAAACGCTTTCAGTTTCTGAGAAGCTCCCTTACCGAAAGCATCAACAGTATCAGTTAAACTATTTAATTCCAACTCAGCCCTGCCTTCGTTCCCTTGTGTAAAGAAAGCGAAAGCGGCTTTTGAAGTGGACATACCTGTAAAGGTAAATGCCATAGTACCCGGTGTGATATTCTGGAATACGGTAGCACCCTGCTCGTTCTTTGTTTCAGAAGTGTCAGCGTCAGTACCAGCGGATTCCGTAGTACCAGATTCAATATTGGGAAGAATCTTCGGATTCTTAAAACTTGAATATTGAGTTTCATCGGTAATCTCAATCGCATCAAATGTCAAAGCAGCCGACTGCCCGTTCAAGTAAGCAGGGCTGGTGTCTAAATTTACTCGTGCCATTCTATTTTCTGTATTTAAAAAGTTATTGTTAATTGTTGAGAACGTATCTACCGATGCGCCTCCACTGTTTTTTCTCACGTTTTTCATGCGGCTAATCCTTTGAAATGTCAACATTCAACAGGACGGACATATAATAGAACCCAACCCCGTCAAACATTGGTGGTAAAACATTAAATATCTCGAAATGAAGCTGCACAGTCTTTTGAGGGAACAGTTCTACCATCTTTTCACTCAACGCATCCATGACAGACGGATATATGTTCCCAGGCAATGCCCTTACAAACAGAGTAACCGTAGCCATTGTTTCGCCTTTCCCGAAGTGACCGTAAGGGCCGCCCTCGGTATTGCTTACAATTCTTGTATTGTTGTTTACGACAATAAAACTAGTTACCTTATCATCAACACTTGCAGGACGCTGTACCTTATATACATCGTCAGCAATCTTCTTGTCCAATACAATATTGTACAAGGTGGTATTTATTGTTGAAGGATTAAAGTAGCCCATAACTTCACTTAAAATATTTGTTTAACATATTAGCTGCAATTTTCTTAAAAACCACAGTATATTTGCCCCCTTTTAAATCTGTCTTTGTCTTAATCCAAGAATCTGAAAGAACATTCAACAAATGATAGTTCTCCACATACTTGGCATAATACATGACAGCAGCGACAACCAGTTCATATTTGTCAGAACCATCGGATTTGTAACTGTTGAAGAAATCTTCGGCAAGTTCACGCCCCCAATATTCTACATTGTTACGTTTCCTAGGTTCATTTGCAACTTTCGTTGCATTTGCCCACACAATCTTCTTTAGGACCCCATCTTTATAAATGCCACAGCCATAACTATCTTCAAGATTGAAAGTCTGATTGGTAAATCCCTCTATGTCTTTTATATCATCCATGATATTCGTGGCGATATCTTCCATGAACTGCATGATAGAAGCATCCAAGGCAAGCTGGACATTACTACCAAACTCTTTCAATACTTTATCGTTGTTATTTGCCTGCATTTTTTGTACTTGTCTTTCTTGTTACTGGTTTACTCAGTTTATCAATCTGCTTTTTTAGCAAATCTCGATCATCTTTAGCGCATTTCAGTTCTGTTTTAATATCATTCAGTTCATTGTAAAGCTCCTGTATCTTCTGATAAGCATTGTGGAGAGATTGCTGATAACTCAAAATTTCCTCTTGCGCCTTCTTCAACTGAGCACCCTGAATAGCAAACCCCTTTTCAAGATTGTCCAAGGTAGAAGAATCAATTTCAGTTTCCATCTTTTCCTTCTTCTGCTTAAACATTAACATTGAAGTTAGAAGGGTTATGCCATTTGTACCCAACAAAGCAAGTATTATTTCCGTCCAATTGATTGTCATAGTATTCTAGTTTTCTATTTGGTTAAAGTATATCACCGTACCAAATTCCATATTGTTAAATGGAGGTTTCTTTATCTCACGCCAACTATTGCTGTTGTCCGAAAACGGATGGTTGAAATTCTGCCAATCCAACAGACACCCGGAAGGTATGGTTACATCGTTATCTTCTAGGTAGGCGGCATATTCGGATTTGTCAACATCATTCGTTTCCGAACCTGTATCCTTTTCCTGTATATTTGCCCTTCCTTCGTATATCATCTCCCAATATGGGGTAGTCTGATATTTATCCGAACTGTTCTTGTTCTGATAAATTCTCACCATATCAGGAAACATATCCTCACCTAAAATACTCTTTCCCATACTACCATCTTAATCTAGTTATTTCAACATCTGTTCCAACATCCAAATTCAAACCCCATTTGGCGTATAAATCCTTTGCGCGTTGCTCCAATCTTTTCTTGTCATTGATAGAAATAGTCTTGCTTGTGTCGGTAATTGACCAGTTCCCGGCTTTCTTCGTCTTTCCCTGTATCGTTGAAGGGGCAGTACAAACAATGAGCAACAAATCAGCATAAGCCAAATCCTTCTTCATCTCAGACGTTTCACGGCTATCATCAGACAAACGGAATCCCCATTTCTGGGCAACACTGATATACGATGTGTTTTTCAACTCATAGTCAATCTGTGCTTTCAGATATTCACGCATAGACATATAGAAATATGCTTCCACCTTCATGTTACCCTTTGCTGTTATCTGAGGGGTAACTTGAATAGTGAACGGATTATCCGAAACTTTCAGTCTATCTTCCGGCTTCAATGTTTCATTGTCGGCAATAAGCCAGTATCCGAACTCTACACTTTCTTCGGGAATAGCTTGGAGCGTGAGAGTATCTCCAATGAAATACTCCCCTGCGCCCTTTGCTGTGCCTTCGCCATTTATATCAATAATGACCTTCATAGTTCAACTTTTTACAATCCCGTATTTGACTGTTCGTCAACCTTCATAATGATAAGGTTGTTCGGATTCTTCATCACAGGACATGCCCACAACTCACCTGAACTCTTTTCTGCATACGGTTCGGAAGAATACTGATGCAAGAACGCGATACGTCCGCCTTCCAAAGAAGAAATACGTACAGCCGGGTTGGTATCCTGCAAATACATTGACGGTGAGTTCTTGATACGGAAGAACTGACCGCTCTGAACAAGAACAACGGTGTTCTTTTCAAAAGACGGTTTGGCTTCCTCAATCACACCAAGTTTGTTCCATTTTGATTTTTCATCAACAGGAATAATCACAGGAATAGAGAACACCTTCATCAGCACATCAACAATCTCCTGATTGTTCATAGGATAGATTGTAGTAGATGCTGCGGCAGGAACAAGACGAGCCTGTACTGCTGCTGTCACTTTCGGGTGCATCAGGAAGTTGTCATACAAATCCTTGGACATTTCAAAGTGATCGTATGGAACACCATCATTGTCGGCAATCTTACACATTCTTTGAAGGTCTTTAATAGGATCAGCGTTCTCGTTCGGTGCCCAGTCTGTATCGCTAAACCATTTCTGTTTCAACGCTTTCAACTTGTGTTTTGCAGGAACACGATAGTCAATCTGAACAGGGATTGAGTTGGTACCACTAGCTGTATAGTTAAGCATACCTGTAGAAAGAGCCTGATAAGTCATGCAGTTCAACTCGGTATGGAAACCTTGGATACATGCTTCCATCTTTGTGTACCACTTCTCACGGATCTTGTCAAGCAATGCACCTTGCGGAATGTCAAGTTCATAGAACTCCTGAATATCGGTTTCCATAAACTGAATAGCGTGACCCATCTTCGGAATACGGCCCGAATACCATTCAAATCCCGTAGTGTCCATGATAGGCTTTTCAGCCAAAGGAGCAAGCATCACAGGACGGGTAGCCTGTGTGTATTCGTCAACCATCACGTTCCATGATTTGCTCATCTGAGGAACATCCCAATCTCCGTAGCTTCTCCAGTTTTCGTTATCAAATTTCTGATTGGCATAATCCATAAGTTCCTGCATCTCCCCAGAGAAATGCCAATCATAGAAACTAAATGTCGATCTTTGCATAAAACGAAAAAATTTAATTAGTTATACAATGTGTAACGGAAAACGCAAGGATATGATTCATCATCCTTCATCGCCTTTTTGATTGCCGAAGCTACGGGCGGAATGCGTTTTTCCAAAATCTCACTTGTCACCATCCATGCACCGTTGAAAGGATAGAGAGTGGCACCGGGAATGGTGTCAACATCATAAGGCAGGATAGCATTAGGAATAACCTTGAATTTTGCGCTAGCACCAGCCTGTGTAACTTCAACTAAAATATCGGTCAATTCCAATTTACCTGCATTCTCGGACAATGTAAGGATATCATATTCGTCATTAGACGAATCAATAGCGTTAATGGTATAACCAGTTGTAGTACCTGCGGCAGTAGTAGGTGCTTTACCGACAACCATGCCAACCTTGGCAACTGTATTACCCATGATTTTTTCAACTTTTACCGTAGTACCAGAATCCGATTTCTCGTACATTCTGAATGAATAGTGAATGTCACCGCCATTCTGCTTTGAGGAATCACATTTAATCATGGTACCAGCCGGAAGTTTGTTCCCAACTGTAGGCATACGTTCTACTGAAACGTTACATCCTACCAACAGTACGTGCAAAGACGTATCATTAGAAAAGATATGTCTTGCGCCACCAATCTTACTATAACTTGTTGCAAGAACTCCTGCTTTCATAATTAAAAAAACTATTTGTTAATTTTACTGTAATATCGGCTGACAATGTTGTTTTCCTTGCTAGCCTTATCTTCTTCTCTCTTTCTATCTATGAATGACTTTACATCGCTAGAACCACCCTTGTCAGAGATAAAAGGATTAATGCCATCCTTTGTGTATTTAGTACACGTTTCATTGTACTTTCCCTGTATTTTCAGAAGAATGCTTGTATCTTCCTCTTCGGGCGAAATCTGAATGTTCTCAAAAATGATGTTGCGCAACAACTCGTTAGGCATACCCGCTTCCGGGCGTTTAATCAAATCAGACAGCTTCTTGCGCTTTTCAGTTACAATCTGCTTCTGCTTTTCCTCCTGCTCTTTAGCTTCAAACTCTTTCTTGAACTTTTCAAACTCTTCAAGTTTAGCCTTGACATCATCGGGCAACTCAAACTGTTTCTGTTCGGATGATTGTTGTTGTTGTTGTTGTTGTGACGAATGTGATTTTTCCCATTCCTTTTTCAAGTTGGATATCTCCTGTTCCTTGATTGTATCCCACTCTTTGCGCTTATCAGACGCAAACGCTCTTACCTGACCTGCCACAGTGTTCTTTAAATGATTCACAACACTTTCATTCCAGAACTTTTCCGCATTTTCCTGCGGTGCGAACGCTGAGAACTCATTAATTGTCTGTTCGATTGTACGATCTGTAATAACGGAGCTACTTTCTCCCAACGCATTCTTGATACCTTCAAAAATGACTTTTACATTTTCATCCATATACTATTTATTTTTTTATGTGATTCATGCACAAGACCTTTGCGCACAGTAAGTACCTCTTACCGATGCAAATGTAGTTAAAAAATGTGTATAAGCAAAAAAATATTAAAAAAAATATTATATTTGCGGGATACATAGAAAACGATGGAAGAAATTGACTTAAAATACCGAGGATTAAAGACTAAGGATGTTGTCAAATCGCTGAAACGATATGGCAAAAGGGGAATCATACCATATAAAAGCCTTGATTTCGTCCAAAGATATATAGAGGACAGAAGAAGCAAGGGGTACAAGGTAAATATGCTTGCCCCACAGAAAGGTTCACAGGAGGCATTTCTAAGGAACAGGGCAGGGATAAAGATACTTCACGGGAATCGTGGGGGAGGAAAATCCGTATGCCTTGGAATGGATATACTGAGTTCATGCAACCATCCATCATTTTCCGCACTTGTTTTCCGTAAGGACAAGACATCCGCAGAAAAAGCGGACGGTATTCTTAAAGTGGTTTCAAAGATGGTTGAGCCTTATGGTGAGTATATTGATTCAAAACGCCTTTCAAGACTTGACGCAGGAGGTGAAATACGATATGATTATTTCGGTGATGCCTGCCTGTCGGGAGAAAAAGGCGTAAGCGAATTTAAGGACAGACAACAGGGTGGTAACGTTGTCAAGGTGGCAATAGACGAGTGCTCACAGGCAACAGAACCTATCATAAACTACCTTCAAACGGTATTGCGTTCATCATCAGGACTAAGAACAAGTCTTATAGGCGCGTGCAATCCAAATCCGTACAGCGATTTCTGGAGAGCAATGGTATCATGGTGGGTAGACGATGATGGAATAGCAATTCCAGAAAGATCGGGGAAGGTAAGATATTTCTTTCAATATGGAGATACTATACATGAAACAGCATGGGGTGACAGCCCACAAGAAGTATTTGCTCAGGCAAAAGATTATATCATCGCAAGATTCGGTAAAAATACCAAAATTGACGAAACAAACTGTAAAAGATACATCAAGAGCATAACCTTTATAGCTTCCGGGCTGGAAGATAACAAGATACTTATGGCTTCCAATCCCGACTATCAGAAAAACCTTGGAGGAACAGCACAAGAAGTATCCATAAACGCATTAGGTTCATGGAAGCTGATAAAAGGGGGAAACGAGTGGATAACCCGTGACGAAATGGAGGAAATGTTCTCATCTCAGCCTGTGTTTGACGATTATTTTGAATGTGCTACACTGGATATAGCATACGGTCTTGGTGACGTTTGTGTAATGGGGCACTTCATAGGACATCACTTACAAGACCTAGAATGGTCAAACACATTAAAGCCTAGGGATTTGAACCGATGGGTAAGAAACAATCTACGAAAATGGGGAATCGGTGAAAACAGACTAGCATTTGACGGTCTTGGAGCACCTACATTCCGTGACGCATTCCCCGAAAGTCTGGCAATACTTAGAGGTGTTCCGAAAAGACTAGACAAAAGCAAGGATGATCAGCCTGTAAGATTCTATTTCGATCTTAGGGCACAGCTTGCCGATGAGATGGTAACACGTATAAAAGGAACAAACCTAGGATATTGCGGATTCAGTATAAACCCGGAACTTCTTGACAAACCGTATGTGAACAAAACAATACGGGAAGCACTGATGGACCAGAGAAGAGCAATAAGACGTGACGTGGAAAGGGAAAACGGGAAACTAAGACTGCTGAAAAAACAGGAGGCAAAAAAGATTGTAGGATGCTCGCCCGACTTGATAGAAGGAACATTTTTATACAGGACATATTTTGATATATGCGATGTAATGATTGACATACCTAACGATATAATGGATGAATTAAAATATTTATAATTACCTATGGAAATTTTAAAATTAGACGTTTTATTACGAAAAGAACCGTTCAAAGTGGCACTTCCGTCAAGATGTGACGATGGAAGAGGTGGAGGAACAAAGAAAAAGCCAAGACGCTCCACTTTGATATACAAATATATGTCACAAGATGATTTCCTAGCGCAATGGGATACATCAGGGCATTATATACACAACAGACCCGACTGGAAAGACAGTATCCCGTCAGACGAGGATGCCACATCATCGGATGATGAAAGCGCGAATGTAGGTGCTCAGAAAAGAAAAAAGAAATTGGCATCAACTCCCTATGTACTGCAAAGACGAGCATTTCCTCTTCAAAGGATGATACACAAGAAAAGGGTATCACACCTGTGTACCAATCCTCTTAAATTCCAGATAAAGAAAAGCGCGTCAAACCAGCAGAACAGGGATAAGCTGACAACATACAAGGAATACTGGACTGATTCTCTCATGGAAACAGCCAAGTTTGAACTTATAAGCGAAGCCGGAAAGGTAGGAGATGCTGCCATATATATATATAAGGATAAGGACGAGATAAAATACAGGTCTTTCAGCTACTCAAAAGGAGATATACTATATGAGCATAAAAACAGAAGAGGCGAAAGAATAGCTTTCGCAAGAGAATATACAACCACATATATATCGGCTGATGGAGAAGAACATACAGACACACTTGTCGATGTATGGACTAAAGATGAGTTTTACACCCTTGATTCCAACGGAGATATAGCAACGGATATTGACGAAAACGGAAATATCATACAACTGCATCAATTCCATAACCTGGGATTTATACCTGTAGTATATCTACGGCTTGAACTTCCATTTTGGGGGGCAGTACAGGACTTGATAGACGATTTCGAGTTCTTAATGTCCATGATAGGAGAATACAACACACGACAGGCATTCCAAATGCTACTTATCAAGACAAACGGAAGAATAAACATTCAAAGAAACGGACTGGGAGGAACTTCCATTTTACGTGTAGGAGCAGAAGATGATGCACAGTTCATGGGTAAAATGGACGCTTCAAATTCACTATTCACCGAAATAGACAACATATACAACGGAATACTTGACGGGAGCGGTGTCGTTCCGCCAATGCAATCATCGTCAGGTGACAGACCTACTGGAACAACGGCAATGTATTATGAGCCGGAAATGGAATGGGCGAGAAGTGATGCACAAATGATGAATACAGCCATAAATGACATGGCCAATATATTCAAATACTATGTAGGAGTAATGGAAGGTGACGCAACAGGTTATAACGCTCTAAGAATAAACGCTACCATAGAGCCATACTCATACATAGACTTCTCTGAATGGAACAACACAATCGTTCAGCTTGTAAACGCCCGAATAATATCATTACAGACAGCAAGAGAGGAATGCGATTTCGCTGCAAATAATGAAGATGATAGAATGGACGAACAAGACAGAAGATTAAACGATATGGAAGCTAGGGTGATAGAGGAAAATAATGAAAACAATGAAAACAACGAAAACAACGATAACAGCTAAATATGGGAAAATTTACAAAATTACTAAGAAAAATAAGAAGGGCATTAGACTATATTTGCCTTAACAATTTGAGAGTTGACGGAATGGAACACCTCATTGCAGGAATACTTGTAGTAAGCATGGCGCAATGGTTTTTCTCCGTATGGACAGCAATAGCACTAACCTTGTTTATTCTTGTGGGAAAAGAAATAATATACGATAAGTGGCTTAGACAAGGAGTGCCCGAATGGAGAGATGTATTATGGGGAGCAGTCGGTATGGTGTTTGGATTGATGTAGAAAAAAACACCACAAAGTTTTTATATATCAAAAATTATTATTTACTTTGTGGTGTCTAAACTTAATAGCGGCACGAGCCGCATACATCGGCTTTTTTTGTGCCCATATATAACGTGTATATCATTACAAAATATATACTGCACCGTGTCGGGATGTAGAAATACTCTCGGAGTTTTGCTATTAAGACTTAGACAACACGTAGTGCAGTTTTTTTTATTGTCTAAAATAATAGCTATGTTAGAATTAATCTTATCTAAAAAGAGTAGCGAAAGCGAAATCAAATCGTATTTCAACGCAGTTCTTGAATTGTCAAAGTCTGACAATGAGTTCCCAATCAATCTTGATGAAGTATGGATGCTTGTTTATGGCAGGAAAGAGGAAGCTGTAAGAGCACTAACTTCAAGTGAACAATTTATAGAAAATATTGATTATCAAGTTTTACGCAAGAATGCGGAAAACCAAAAAGGCGGAAGACCTACAAATGAATACAAACTTACCGTTTCCTGTATGGAGTTTTTTATTGCTCGCAAAGTACGTCCAGTTTTTGAGGTTTATAGGCAAGTATTTCACAAAGTGGCAAAGCATGAGCTTTCCCGAAAGGAGCTTGCACTAATGGTAATACAAGCCGAAGAAGAGAAAGAACGCTTGGCTTTGGAGAATGAAAAGCAGCAAAAACAGATAGAGAAACTCCAGCCGAAAGCCGACTTCGCCGACGCAGCTTTCAAAAAAATATTGTTTTCGTTTGGTAGTTTAAGGAATTGTTGTAACTTTGTGGTGCCAAACAATAGTAAAGTATTCTTTCTCCGTAGAGCACGGTTATAGCTCACTATATTAGCTAGGCTTTTTTTATGCCCAATCGCTTGTATGAAAATACACGGCTGTCTTTCCTGCGTAATATTTCCTCTTCGGAGAAAATCTTACTATTGTTTGGCGACACGGGAAATGGCAGCCGTTTTTCTGTCTATAATTATAATGCCAAACAATAGTAAGTATGGAAAGTTTAATTCCAAATCAAAAAGGTATGACCTCCCTTGAAATAGCAGAGGTCACGGGTAAACAACATGCCCATGTTATGCGTGATATTCGCAATCTATTATCGCAAGGTGTAGCCGAATCCAATTTTGGATTGGGCTCATACACAGACGCTAACGGTCAAGAAAGACCTCTATTTAATCTAACTCCGAAAGGTTGTCTTATTCTCGCTTCGGGCTACGATGCAGTTCTACGTGAAAAAATCATAGACCGTCTTGAATATCTCGAAAATGAGAAAAAGGCTATCCAAACTCCGCAAACCTATCTTGAAGCCTTGGAAGCTTTGGTAGCTTCTGAAAAGGAGAAAGAACGGTTGCGCATTGAATCGGAGCAACAGAAAAAGCAAATCGAACAAAAAGATGCCAAGATTGCCAAAATTCAGCCCAAAGCGGACTTCGCCGACAAAGCCTTTGCAATGGAAGGCAAGTGCGATATAGGACAGGCGGCAAAGATACTTGGATTGCCTTTTGGAAGAAACTCTTTGTTCAAGAAACTTCGTGAAGCAGGAGTATTCTTTGCTAACAGGAACGAACCAAAACAGAAATATATTGATGCTGGGTATTTCGAGATGAAAGAAAAACCTATTCCAAGAGAGAATCACCCAGGTTTTGTCGTGATGGTTGTTCTATGCACACAAAAAGGTCTTGCATACATCAATCACCTGTTTGGCGGAAAACCGTCCGATGGGAAATTGGCGAGAATAGTATAGCACTGTACATAATCTATTATTACTAAAAAACAAGGAGCGACAAAAACATCGCTCCTGTAACTCCTTCAACACATAGTTGATGAGATAACACACTACTTAATCGTAACCCAAACCTGTTCGCCACGCTTTATCGCATCGTCAATCAATTTGTTCAACTTGTCAGAAGTATAGCGTGATTCGGTAAGTCTGCCTTTTGATGTATTGTTACCAACAAGGATACACCCGGCAGAATCCTTTGCAGTATTCCCACTGTGAAAAAGAATACCATCAAAATGAGGCACATTCAACAGTCTTGGCATATTACGCCCAAATTTTGGGGACCAGTTGTATATAACCTGGTATCTACCGTAAGGGATAGCAGATTCAGCATAAACTTTCTTCTCGTTTCCATCAAACACTCCGTTCTTATTCACGTCAACGATCCGATCTTCAAGCGTATTACTGAAAAACTCACCATCAATATACAAACGCCCTATAGTATAATCAGGCTTACACCATTTTCTTTCTACTAATAGTTCCATGTTTTTTTTATTTATTGATACATTGCAAATATACAAAAAAGTATTATATTTGCAATGTAAAAAGATCCGTAAACGAATATAACTATAAATAGAATTTTCATAAAAAAACTAAATTAAAAAGCAAGAAATAGATTGGACCCTTTTTCTTGCTTTTTTTATGTACAAACGTAAGACTAATATGTCAACATTAATTAAAAATTCAGTTTGGTTATATATATGTAAAACATATTTTTGTTACATTTGCACTATGTAAATGAACCATTACGATGTTTTTAATTTGGCAGCAGGCAGATGTGAATCTTCACTGTTGCCTTTTTTGTTACATTACATATAAACATACAATGACACCCAATGAAATAAAACAATTTGTATGGTAAATTAAAGTCTAATACATACCTTTGCACTATGGACAACGAAAGAGAAATATTATCCAAACTTGACGCTATCATACAGAACCAAAAGGTTTTGTACGAGAATCAAATTGTAATCTTTCAAACTCTAGCATCAATTGGGCAAAAAGTTTACAGCCAAAGCGATTTCAAGAGTTTGATGATAAACATGGTAGCAAACGGTATAACAGAAAGAGTAGAAGCCAATGATCAACAAAGAAGAAATATCTAAGATTGCAGACTATTACTTCCAGGTAAAAAGACTTGCGAACGGTATCAAATCGTCAACCAAAGAACGTGCGGAGAAGTTCTCTAAAGACCTTCTGGCCGTATTTCTTTTGGCAGGGGCTAAATCATTCAAGTCAATATCAAAACTCCCGGATAACCAAAAAGAAAAAGTGCTAGAACTGACCAAAAAGTTTCGTGAGGATATATATAACGACATTTACCAATATGTATTGGAAAGCAATAAACTGTCACTCGAACTAAACGATGATCTTGGATGGGAGTATATTTCAATGACGGACAACAGCATTAAGGAATACATGGAAAGGACATACGGTGGAGAAACGACAAAGCAGAGAATAAACACAAATACAAACAGATTTCGCGCTGTTGTTGAAGTATATCTTGCCAATACATTACTTTCCATAAAAACGAACAATATAGAAAAAATAACGGATGAGGTTCAAAAGAAGATATGGAATAACATATCATCACCATATAACGTATCATTTATTCCGCCAAGCAAACAGAAACACTACGGTAGAGGATATGCTACAAACGGTATAAGCCAGTTGTATGTTATAGAACAACAGATGATTCTAGGAATTTTCAATGAAGCAAATTACAACTCATGGAAAAACATTCCAAATTTCAAGGGATGGAGGACAGCAGTAACGTCTAAAAACCCATGCCAGTTCTGCATTGATGAGCAATACAGAATACACACAGACAGACCTAAGCTACCGTTCCATGCCCATTGCTTGTGTATATTATATCCGGTGTTTAATGCATAATAACTTGATAATCAACATACCATTGAGTAACATTACCATAAGATGGGGGATTACCAGCATCAACCACGTCATTACGGGTAAATGATTTAGGAATATTTGTGCACGAAGGCATCAATATATTACCTGACCATTGACCTGTATAAGATCCATCTTTCGCTCTCCATCTATATCTAGCGTATGGTCTTCCGGATGAAGCAACGTAATCACTAGAAGTATTATTTGTAATGCCTAATCTGCATTTAGAAGAAGTAGAACCATTTGTCAACTGTCCGTAAACAGAGAATCCAGAAGCGTTGGCTGTTGTATCTCCAAGTGTAATAAAAAGACTTTGTGTAACCACTATCGGCTTACGAATAAATCCGTCAGATGTAGTAGGGATTAAGCATAATACATTTCCACTGTAATCACAAAAATAACCCTTAAGATAAATATATGTATCTCCCATAGATATGAGATTATTGCGATTAAGGGTAATTGAAATTTTTCCTGTACTATCAATACTACTTACAACGAAAACTCCAGAATCCACCAACTTCTTTAATTGATTATATACTTCCACCTTTATCTTCATATTAGACCAAGTAAATCCCCCAAGTATTTTACCCCAATTATACCTAGAATCAGCCCAATATGGTGAAATTGTAAGTACAAACGTTGTCTTTGTAGCATCTACAGGATTAGTTAGAATATCTTTATCTATTGTAAGAGGTTTAGCCCCATGATCGTATCCATCAAAATCAGTAAGCCTATACCATGTTTTAGGTCTATCATATACTAATTTCTTATTTACAGAATCATAAATTATACCAGGTAAACTAGCATTGTCAAATGAAGGGCTAGACGCTTCTTTGGGTTTTATATAACTCCACATATTAATTTTTTCGCTAAGACAAGCATATCCTAAATCATAACCATCACTAGTGGGACCGATACCTAGAGTAGGATATATATCACTATCCAATCCGACAGGTGCAGTAATTTTACCGTTAGAGTGACCCATAATCACCCCCTTCCTCTATAACGGTATAAGAACCTTTACAAACAACAATGCCATTACAACTGATACTACGACAATGAATATCGCCATCAATTATAACAGCATCAGAAATGTCATAATCACTAGGAAGTTCCTCACCACATAGTGTTATAACTTCGACTGCCCCTGTGCAGCTAGACTGCCCCTGTGCAGCTAGACTGCCCCTGTGCAGCTAGACTGCCCCTGTGCTCCCTCGCTTTGCTTCGGTCGCACACCAAATTTCCGTTTACAAACAAATTAATCTTCATCTAACTCACGTATTAAATCATTAACATATTTTACACAGGAATCAAACTCGTCATACCCGTCCAAAATCAGAGCACCGACAGTGATGTGAAGTTTGTCTATCACTTCTTTCTTAAACAGCACGGCATTCGCCTTGCTTGTATCAGACTTTTCTATCACCGTTATTGCAGAATCAATCATCCTAGTTACTTCGGATGGTGGCATCATGGGAATATCAGCACCTTTCCGCCAAGACTGATATTCTCTCATTTTTTTAAGAAGCTCTTTTTTTCTCATGGCAAATCCGATATAGACTTTTTGACATCATCAAGTGACTTATCCACCCATGATGAAATTACACCGTTGTTTTTACCATAAACATACAGGCTTCCTTCCATAAAAAGATTGCCTTCATTATCTTGTTTGAAATAGACCTTGTTTATCTTTTCCACAAACTTTCTATTTCTCCAATCTCTGTACATTTTGAACAAATTTTTCATGTATATAATGTTTAATTGGTTATAAATGCCTAATAAATAAGGGGTGATTATAGGCTAAATGGAGAGGGGCCTATAAAACACCCCTTTTATGTGATATGACAAGAATTAAAATACAAACAACAGTCCATAAGACAAATGTTGTTTTAATGATCTTTTATGGTACAAATATAATAATTATTGTGAATTAAGCCAAAATTAAACAACAATCTCCCAATCATCGGCAAACACATCGCTAATAGACGGAACCCATGAATCAGCGCATCCAGTATTCTCATTGTAGATAAGACATTGTCTTATATAGTCAATAAAGCCCTTACCTTTCACAATAAGGTCTTTTGCTGATTGCGGAAGAGATTGCATCTTAGGGATAATGTCGCTTTCGATATGAGATGGAACTTGTTTGAATACCATCAAACCTTTACCGTTCCAACCACTTCTACGGATAGCACCACCTTGTTTGAGAATTTCAATGGCATCACCAAATGACATTTGATGTAGAGGTGCTTCGGGGGAGCCATCAATTCTACCTATACGACATTCCAGCACGTTAATATATCTGCTCATGATATAATGTTGCAAACGAAGCAAATAGTTCTGATATTTGTCTGTTACAACTTCGTCTATCTTGCCGGATTCAATAAATGGAGAAAGTTTATCCATCTTCTCGTATAAATCTCGCATTTCAATATGCAAGCGGTCAAGCACTGTATCAGCCACTTTATATGATTTCTTAAATTCGTCTTCTTGCATCCACCCTTCAAATCCATCTTCATATACGACACGATAACCGTTAAGATCTCTTTCTCCGTTTTCTATCATTTCACCGTACTGAGATTGCCTTGTGAGATGATAGAATTCGCTAACAGTCATAGGTTCTGCTTCAATCTGTTTTGTTCCAATGTACTTTTTCATTTCAATATATTCCTTTACTTTCTTAAGAGTAGCACTAGTTATATTATCTAATTCTATTCCAAAATTTATACAATCATTTAATATTAATTCGGGAGTTGCTTCATGGATAAATTCTTCCATAAGATTTATTGCTGATTTTTTCATATTTGTCATGATACAACCCCATCCATAAGTATTTCAAATACATCCCTTTCTATCTTTGACACAACGCTCTCATCAAATTTATCATCGTCAATGCCCTTTATGTAGTCAACCAAAGAATGAATCTTCCTGTTAACATGAATCATAGTAGAACGAACATCATCAATCATCACGCTGTTTGAAGCCTTATCCATCTCCTTGTCTGCAAAAGTTCTTTCATGTATAGTTCCATCTTCCTCAATTTTGTATGAAGGAATTTTAAAGAACTCACATATATCAAAACGGCTAATAAGACTAACTACATTCATTATGCTTGTAATATCATCATCAGAGCAATCCAAGACAATATCTCTATAATCTTCACAAACCAAACAACTTTTAAAAGAAAAATATGGGATATCATCTTCCGAATCAAAAGGCCATGTTTCTTTATACTCGTTTGTCTTCATCTCAACAAACCTAGAATGATCAGGTATTAATGTATATTTTTACACACATTTTAAAACGTTAATTCGTTCGGGGCGATACCAACGCCCACTATCAGCTATCATAAATGAATCACCGAATACTTTTCTACCTATATTAAGCGCCCCATTCACATCGGCATTGACACGGCAGATAGCGCAAAGCCTGTCGGAATGATTGATGTCAAATTTATAAACTAATTGCATATTAATCAGTATTATGTACTATTATATAATAGTGTAAATTTGTTCCTTAATGCCACTACAAATAAAATCGGATGGAGGAAAACCCGAAATATGGCAAAAAAGATAAACCTCCATCCGCAAACAAAAACAAGAATTTAATCAATATAAGCAAAAACCACACATTTCAGAAAGCATTGCAATCTTAAAAGGGCAAATCATCCCGTCTTTCAGGCTGAGCAGGTGCAGGTGATGGAGCAGGTGCAGGTGATGGAGCAGGTTGCGGCATATCTATCTTAAAGCACCCAACTTCATTGTAATATTTACCCTGGTATTCTCTTGCTCTGATTTCAAGATGGGCAGTAATGGTATCACCCTCTTTCAATTGAAGATCACACAGGTTGCCCATTACATAGAAATACACCTCTTTGGCATACATGGAACCAATTTCCTCAACGAGAAGATTTCTCTTTTGCCAAGGGTTACCTGCCTTACTTGTACCAGTCTGTAACTGACCTACTTTCTTTACTTTACAATTTAATACTAAATCCATTTTTTTTATTTTTTATACTTTTCCTCTTTTATTTTGTCCAATTCTCTCATAGCGGACAGCCTTCTTTTGTGAGCGTCCACCCTTATCCAGAAAACTTTCCAACTAACTTCCTTACCGTTAGTGGTGTTCTCTTTAAGTATCTTGCCACATTTAAAAATCTCGTTGACAAGATAATCATACCGTTCTTTATCGTAAGAATATCTCATGCGACAAAAGTAATATTAAAAAATAAACTAATACAGAAAACAATATTAAAAATAGTTAATCAAATAGTTAATTCTTCCTCTTCCTCTTTCGACAATGCTTCCACGTCACCATCTTCACCTTTAGGAAAATACAGTTCGTCAAGATAATTGCTTGCTTCACTCTTTTCAGCGAAACTCTTTATAACACTACCCCGTTTGCTAACAACACGGTAACTAATATTATCCTCTGCTACAACTTTATAACAATTTAAATCATCCACATCTACGATATCGGGAGCATTATCATCAATACGCATCATGCTCAATATATGAGAATACTCGTTCACCTTCACCGTACAGGAAAAAACATTAGGAACTGGTTCTACTATCAATCCGGCATTTATCAATGAATCAAAAACAGAACGTCTAGGTTTGTATTTCAGTTGCCTCCTTATAAACTTCAACGTTATCATATTATCTCCTCTCTGTGCGGATAATACGCACAAACGTAATACCCGTAACGCATCAATACTACATAGAGGTGAAAGGTACTTGTACAACTGGACAGGAGTAAATTTATGGTAATAATCAAATACTCCCTCTTCCTCTATTTCCCTTACACGCCTTTCCCTTTCTTTATTCCTTACCGTCAAATTAGTGGCTTTCCTTACCGACATAGACTATCCTTTCCATGTATCGTTTTCCTTTATCCATTTACGTTCATCATCACTAAGATCGCCTGTTGATTCACGATGATATACACACTTGTTGCATAACCCTGCCTTGGCACGGACACACTTGTCGCAATCGTATGGGAAAAACGCTATGGTGGTCTTGTCATAGAAATCCTCACTAGCATCATCGTCAGAAAGCCATCCTTTGAACTTTGCAAGCATATCAAGCGCACCTTTCACATCCTTAAAATCAGCAGTGTCTATATCAGAACGCTTTAGGAAACTTTCTATAAGGCTTATCGCATCTTCAAATTCAAGGTTATCCTTGTTTATCAAAGTCTTTGTCTTTTCCTTATTCTCACCTTCCAATACACGCCTCATGGATGGTGTCACATAATCGGAAGCAAGCATGGAAGATTTGGCATAATTGACAATCTGGGTTATTCTTGGAGAGTTCACCCATTGCTTGGCTTTCATAAGCAAAGAACGCTCTGACATACCCTCGTCAACAACGTGCGTAGCCTTGTAAAACAAGACAGGATTCGTATCTATGACATAAGCGGACGCAGCCCATAACTCCATCTCATTCGCATCATCAATATGCTTTGCTATATCAATCTTCTTCTGTTTTTCATCATCAATAAGAAGATTGTTACTAAGGGGAAGTTTACCCCATCCTTTATTCAAACCCATTATCTTTCCTCCTTTATCCTAGACTTTATCTCCCTTACCCTCTCGTCAAGTTCAGAAGAATATTTAAAAAGATTGTATATGCTACTCCTGTCAATACATAGGAAATCAGAAATTTCAGACATACTTAAACCCATGTCACGCATGACACAGCACACAAGAGCACGGTTTATCACAATATCATGCTTCCTGCTTTTCCTGTTAACATCAGTATCGGAGAGTCCGCTTGCCGCTAGAACTCTCCTAAAAACCAAAGCGTTATCAGCCTTTTTGCCCATTTTTCACATTTTCCCGGTCTACGATTAATTGCATTATATCAGCGTAACCAGCCAAATCAACCATATTGTCACGCTTTTTATGGAATCCCTGTCTGCATAGCTTTACAGCTATCTGTACAGCAACACAGTCATAAGGAGATAATTCCTTTCCAGTAATCAAAGAAGCCATCTTGGAAATGTTTTCAAAATTGACTACTGCATCGCCATAGTCAGACTGTCTGCTGTTGTTACGGATATCCTTTGCCTCATCAAGGATGCTTCTCTCTTTAACATGATCAACATAAGCAATACAATCCGAGAAAAGAATATACTCTTTACCTTGGTCATCGGCACAAAGAAACTTTTCACCATTCTCAAAACAGTATTTAACAGTGACAAATTTGCCGAACACATTTGACTTGCTTACAGAATCTTCACCGTGATGTGAAATGTATTTATCACGGTTTATAATTTTCACCCTGCTATTCAACGTAACTCCAATCATAACAAATCACCTACCTTTATGTTATCCGCATCCTTCTTATCAGAAAAGAAGATACGGTCATACTTAGTTTCACCAAACTCAATAAACATGGCTAAGATGAAATACTTGTTCAATACCCTATCATAACCCTTGTCGTAAATCTTGTTTATCTTTTTTGTTTTCATCGTTTTTCGCATTTAATATCCATACTGTCACCTCCCATCATCATCTTCAACGTACATGTATTGGACATCAGTTCAACAATCTCGTATATTACGTACTCATTTCCATCAACATAACATGTAATGGTTTTACCAGAAATATCATAAGTACCGTAACCATTCCCAAAATAGCCCCTTCCTACATAAGTACCATCCTGATTAAACTTAGCGTAAGTAGGTCTTATCATTGGATACCATCTACCATCCACTTTCACCTGAACAAGTTCCCATGTGCCGATAATAGCATCCTTGTATTCATCATCCTTATCATTGGAACAACTACACAACCCCAATAATACTATTGAAAAAATAGACAAAAATAATAAAAATTTCTTTCTCATTTGCCTAAATTATTTGTGGAACCAAAACCTCCATCACCCCTATCCGTTGAATCAAGGCTTTCAACCTCAACAAATTCAACCTCAATATAATTACTGAAAAGAAGCTGAGCAATTCGCTCCTTTGCGGCAATATAGAAAGGCTCTTTCTCAAAACTCTTCACTATAACACCGATACAACCTGTATAGTCACAATCAATAACACCATCCAACACATCTGCGTCATGATACTTCCCGTCAACGCCAATAATACCTTTCAGAGAAAATCCGCTTCTCGGCTTAATAATAGCCTTCATATTTGATGGCATCTGAATGGCTATACCAAGTTTAATCAGGTTACGACCTTTTCTTATCAACGTGTTGTCAGGAACATACAAATCATACCCGGCAGCACCATCAGTTTTTTTTTCGGGAAGAACTGCATCCCGTCTTAATTTTACGAATTTTACTTGATTCATTTTTTATTTATTTTTCTCTTTAAATCATACATAGCGCATTCCCTGCTTCGATAAATCTTGCTTGCAGGATATATCACATCATTGACAATAACAAAGCCGACAACAGGATCGGTAATGGGAATTACTTCACCATCAACAATAGTAAAATTATTCTCGGATAAAAGCCTTCTCATAGCGGCAATCTGTTCGAGAGTAGCCTTTGATATATCATAGTTGTTAGAAAAGTTAAACTCTAAATTACAGATAAGAACATTCTTGTCCTTATATAAGAAATTAGCTTTCAAACCACCAGTATTAATAAATACATAATCTATTAAATCTCCTGTTCTGCTTTTAGCAAACAGGAAATCTCCTTTCTTGAAATCGTCAATCTCTACCAACTCATAAGTACAATCATCAATCTTCTTCAATCTATACCCGTTAGGTAGTTTTATTACACTTACATCTGTCTTACCCATTTCTTTCCTCTGTATTCAATCTAAATGCAGCTTCCCTAGCCTGATCCTTCGTTCTATACAACTCTATTTTTTCAAACATACGACCATCATCACAGTCATACGTACATAAGGTGACAGCCCACATATTACCACGCGGAGAATAGAAATACCTGCCGTAATCCTTTCCCATCACCTTACCGTCAATCCTTATTTCTCCTTTAGCCATGCTTATTCTTATAAATTTTCCTCATTTCATCTATTAAATTAGAAAAAGATTTTATATACCCCATATCTATAGCAAACGATAAAGATTTTTGCAAATCATCTAATTCTTTTAATTGTTCCTGAGTAGCTGTATTTCTTATCATTGTTTCATGGACACCAAAAACAATATAATTCAATCCTTTTGCTATTATACGGTAATCCACATCATCAAACTTAGATGCCGAACGACATAAATCATTATATCTATCACCAGCTTCAATACGATTAATAATCAAATTATCTGTCAACCACATTATAACAGTAGCATATATTTCAGGGTTAAGTTCAAGAGCAATAAGAACCCAAATATAAGGATTACAGGAAACATGTCTATTGTTACGAGCACCAAGAGTCTTATAAGCACCATACTTCTTTAAAACCTTAACCAAGGAACTTTTATTAACCTCATCAATAAAAGCAGTAAATCCTGTTTTTATAATTCCCTGTTTATTAAGGATATAATATATACGCTCAGAAGACGAATTGTTAGATAATATATTTTCAACCCTCTTCTCATTCCATCCTTTTTCAATTCTAGCCCTAGTATATGCCTCCTGCAAATCAGTTATAGATAAAAATTGATTTTTGGTATCTTGTCTAATAGTTACCCCAAATAATTTTCTGTCATTAGACACCATTGTAACGTTTGTTTTCATATTAATATAATTTAATTTAGTGCAAATATACTAAATAAAATTATATTATCAAATATTTCACTATGATTCTTATTTCCTCACCCCAAACTTTTTCCTAAACTCATCAGCAGAACACGCTATGCGCTGACCAAGATGGTCTACATACAAAACAGCATCTTTAATCATTCGGTCATTCTCGGCAAGCATGTGGATAACACTGTCAACGACACACTCTTTGCCACTACTTAATTCAACATACTTATTACCCATGACAATGCAGTCTTTTTCCTTCAAAGGAACAATACGTTTAATCTTGCTTTCGCGATATTTTTTCAGCTTTTCAAAGAACTCACGGTGCATGGCACGCTCATTCTCATCCATCACATAGTAAAATTCACAGCAAATATCATTAACATCATTTACTGTAGTGAGTTCAATAATGTTTTCAGTAGCATTCTGCAATGCGTCAAAGAAATTCACATCATGCTCATCCAATACTTCTTCCATCATTCTATCAATGGAAGCAATAGCTGCGTTCTTGAAATCAATTTCTAATTCAATATCCATTTCCTAAATTGTTTAACGTTAATACTATTCAAGTTATTAATAACAGCATCTCCGATATCATCGTTATGCTTCAATCCAAAAGACAGGCTAGGGTATTCCCACCATTTCGCCACACGTCCTTTGTCACCCCACAAAGATATAGCTTTATTATCAAAGTCGGGGAACAAAATAACATTTTTTGGCAATTTATTTCCAATCTGGTTCATTCCGCCACAAGCTGTCCATACAAAACCGTTACCGAAAGCCATAGATGCGATAATGGCGGTTTTCTCTGATTCAACCATACAAGTTATCGCATCGCTGCAATAATCCCCTAAAAACGGCTTAAAATAACCACGATAGGTAAACCCTTCTCCCGTAGTAAACTTCCTGAAAGCATGGGTTTCCTTCTTCCTGTGACCGTTCACCCCATATCTTATCCTGTTGTCATGGCACACATTACCATCCTTGTCGGAATACCAGAACACAGCGGATTCCCTTCCAAGACATCCTACCTTATACCTTGAAAACACATCATTCACGGAATCAACACCGAAAACACCTGAAAGGTACTCGTACAGGTTATTACCCTTCCAATGCCCGGCATCGCTAATCCTGTCAACATACTTCACATCAACAAACCTTGATTCCTGTCTACCCGAATCATACTCCCTCTCGTAAAAATCCTTCAAACTCATCCTGCAACCTTCCGGGCTTGACAGAATCCTAAAAGCATCAGAAGCACTACTGCAACCGGGAAGATAAGACACGAGAAAGTCAAACAGGTTGACAGAATCACCGCCCTGCTCGGTAACGGTAATACTGCCCGACTTGTTCATATAGAAAACCAGCTTGTCTTTCCTGCTATGGCTCTCCAGATTTATCCGGGCAGGCAACGTCCACCGCTTACCCCTACGCCTTAAAGGAAGCCCAAGCACTGTGTCAAGATTGGCAAATATATACTCATAATCAATAGAACCCATGCTACTTAAAATTACGCCATCCCTGTTTCATATCCCTAAAGAAATCCTTCAACGTATAACGATAACCGTCAGGATATCCTAGAAAATCAGAAAGGCATGAAACATATCCTACAGGCTTACGACCACTCGTCCACCTGTACACCATTTCGGCAGGAACCATAAACACAAGAAGAACAAATAAAATGTCAACGTATATGAGAAACATGACAAAACGAACAAAACATTTCATAATCATTCCTCCACATCCCCTAAAAGAAGTTTCTTCGCATAACGCAACGCAAACTCCCAATTGTAATAAAACGTACCTAGCAAATCAAAGAACAGGCTATACACGGCATCCTTGTCTCCATCGGGAACGGAATACATGATATCATCCATCATACGGATATCATCACTGAACCTGGCATTCTTTGTCGTATAACGCCACAAACCGCCAACGGCAAGTATCTTGGCGTGTTCATAAACATGACCGTCAATGGAATATACATCACAAACGTAATCATTAAACCAATCCTCATTGTCCAGCACACCACTAACAGGACTTGCCGACAAAATCATATTAACAAACACACCAAAATGACAATACTGCTCTATCTTACCCGAATCATTGTCAAACTCAACCTTGAAAGCATCCTTGCCGCTCTCATTAATACTGGAAACCATGTCACTTACGTAAAGCGTCTTTAACCACTGGCTGAAATTATACCTTTTCAAACCAGTCCTGTTACGAGCTTCATTTATCGCACACTGGGTATCAGACACACATACATACCAATCAGAAGTAACACGAATACTTCTATCAAATAAAACAATCTCTTTATTATCCATATACAATAAAATTTTTCAGCAAAAATACATATTAAAGTAATATGGCAAAAATAATAACAGTTAAACAATATTAAATCCGCACATTATCTGATAGCTTAAAGAGTGCTTCCTCATCGGTGAATAGAGGTGCTTCGTTGCCATAAATAGCGTTCATCTCGTCTGCAAACTGCATTGCTTCACGGTTAAATTCTTCGGAAAGCTCAATTTGGCTCACGGGAGAAAATGACACTAAAAATACTCCACAATCTTCTTTGTACTCCAATTTCACTTGAAGCCAATTATACTTCATAGTCATACTAGACAACCAAGCATACAATTCACTTTTTATACTTCCTCTATTCATGATATCCATAAACAAACCACCATTAGAACGGCAAATCCTCCTTCATTATATCATCAGCCTGTTGGAGAAGATATTCGTCAGGATTGTACTTCCGTCTTAGGACAACCTGAAACAGCCTGTTCCTGTTCTCATCCCACGCGGAAGTGACGGAATAGCCTTCCTGGCGTATCATTTCAACCATCTTTCTCTTGCTGTAAGGTCTAACGCCACAGTCATTGCAGTATGCTATGTATTTCACATACAGGTCACGGTCACGGATAGCCAATTCCTCAATATCTCCTGAAGAATCATACCCCGAATCGTAAAGATAGGACAGGACACTATTGGAATCACGTCTTGCATTTTCCGTAACGGATTCTATCGTATAACTTCTCGTAAACTCACCCTTGTTCTTAACAAACCGTCTTGCACCCTCTATTATCCAGTTTATGATAGCTGCCGATTCCTTTGACAGCTTCAACGGAAGAGATCTGTCCTGTTCCGATTCCTTAAACACACGATAGAACGGAATAACAAGAGAGCGTCTGAAATGACCATAAGTCTGGTCCGAAACGGAAGGCATCTTGTTAAGGTTGGCCATGAAAGGCGGCATCATGTCAGCAAGGAAAGGCTCACCGAACGGAAGGCGCGCCATAGTAGGCTCACCAGAAATGAACTTCTTATACTTTCCACCGCTCACATCCTTCCCTCCCATCTCTGAGGCGTAGTTTAGCAGCTTCCCGTTTATCATCGCTATATTGTACTCGCACGTAGACTTGTCACCCGACAGGTCAGCCATCTCCATATACGACACATTGTCTTTCCCCAGGGCATTGACAACAGCGTCAAAGAACACCGACTTACCGTTACTACCACAACCGAGAAGGTAACACATCTTCTCCATCTTGATCTTCTTCCTGTCAACAAAGGCACACCCCACAAACTCCTGCAAGGCATCCTGGGTGTCCTTCACAGGAATCACATCGTCCAGGAACTTCTCCCACAACGGGCTGCGCGCCAACGGGTCATAATTGATATTGATACGTATGCACGATTCTATCATGGGCGAGAAATCAAACGTTTCCATCGTTTCCGTGTCAAGGACACAGTTGTCAAACGTGATGAAGTTACGCTTCGGATTGAATATCTCATGCGTCACGTTCTTCACGATGGTACGGTAAAAACGCTCGCTCGTATCGGTCATGTACAGTTCGCTAAGACCGTTTATCCGGCACAAGTCCATGCACAGGCGCATCAGATCCTCCTTCATCATGGGCACGAATATCTTACCGTCAAAAGCCATGATGGAACCGCTCCTGTGCCGTCTGAAATTACACTCCCTGCACGCATCGGCTATGTCCATCTCGACCATAGCGGATATGGAACGTTTCCACTCGCCTTCATCCCTGGCTTTACGGAAGCCTCGACCACCTCCCTTGTCCGCCAGCTTGCCCATAACGGAATCAAGGATGTATTCATAAGAAGCCTTTGCAGATTCAGCGACAGTCATTTTCCCCTCCTTTCTCTACCGATTCTACCGATTTCTCCCGGTCCACAACCTTCCCGAACATTACAACGGGATACAGGTCATAATCGTCCGTTGATATGTCAGGGCGTGCGTCCATATCGTCAAGGGAAGAATACACGTCCGCGATGTGCTCCAGTTTCCTGCACACGATGGAATCACGTCTTATCCCATAATACTCTATAAGGTCAGCCATGTACTGTATGGTAATGTCCTTGAACCATGTGAACGCATCATCACGTGTCCTTGCCCCGTCACAGCAGGTGTTGAACGTGTACCCGAAACGCCTCATCTTCACGAAATAGCTGTTCCGCCACAACGACACCGATTTGTCCATCTCGTTCCCTGCATTGCGTATGGCAGTTACGATGCTTCCCGGCATGAGCGCACACCGTGAAACGCGAGCGGCAGAAGGCTTCCCGTTCGCCCCGGTCCCATCCACCATATCCACATCGGGCACGAACCTGAGGTCATCCACGCTCCTTCCGCCAACAACGGACGTATCATGGCGCATAAGGTAGTCTGCATCCACGATATGCCCGTACTGTCTTACCTGGTCCTCGCACCACGAAGCGAATATCCTTAACGACCGTTTCCACTCGGAAGGAAGCACATACCCGTACCTTGCACATATATCGGCTATACGCTTCCTCTCCTTCTCCCATTTGCCCTTCATCTTCCTCTCGTACTCCAGCACCTCACCCTCCACGCTGACACCAGCGACCTGTGCAGCCATAGACTTTGCAGTTAAAGGTACTGGAACACGCTTGATGAATGACGCTTCCGACACGAACACAGCCTTTGTTCCGTCCTCCAGAGGCTCGTCAAGTTTAAGACAGCAGTGACGGTCCCTGAAGCTGACGAGCGTAACCCACCCGAACAGCCACGTCTGAACCCTCATTCCCTTGTACCAACGCTCCCTGTCAGGCATTGCATCGGACAGGCAAATAACACGCCTTGATTCGGGCAATCTAAGTTTAATCTCTATTTCTTCTTCCATATCTTACACACACATTTTATATGATTTCACCTGCAAATATATCGCAAAAAACAATACAAAAACAATTAGTTAAATTAATTAACTGCAAATGTTTACGAGATTAACAAATATGTGTTTAGAAAGATAGTTTATCTTTCTTTACACAAGATTTTTTACTTTCACGTCCACAGTATGTTTTGAACAGGAAAAGTAAAAAATGTTGATTGTTGTTATTTTTTACTTTTGTCATAATTTTTCTCATTTTAGTTAAAATGATTTAACTATAATTTTTTATTTACATGTTATTTTTTACGTTAAGAAATGTAAAATTGACTTAATTTAACATAAAATAAAAAATCTCAACACCGATAGTTGCATATGCAACTAATTGATTCGGGAAAATTCGTAAAAAACCTACGAAATTCGTTGATTTTTCGTAGACTTCGTAAACTCTTCGTTTTTCAACACTTGTCAAAAAACTCGCGAAAATTAGTGGTTAAATGGCTGAAAACAAGCTATTTATCCTTGTCAAAAAAAATTGAATCGTAACCCTATACGAAAAAATCCCCTATTAATTTACGTATTAAATGTTAAAAGTAATATATATATACAATATATACATACACGTACACCTTACATACTCTATTACAGTACATATACATACACAATACATACACAACACACATACATACAGACACCAAAACTGCATACGTAATTTAGTATAGATACATATCAAAACGACGAAATCAACGAAGAATACTGTAAACCAATAACTTATACTGCAAAAAAAGACATAAAAAATGCAACCACACCTACGAAACACACCAAAAAACCTACGATTTTCGTAACTTTTTATGTAAAAATTTATCCGATTTTGTTGAAAACTACCGAAAATACACCCCCAAACCGCAAAATCAGCCATCCGAGCAAAATTTTTGGGAAAAAAATTTTTCAGAAAAAAATTTATCGGGAGCGACACACCCACCGCGAAACCTCCACAAAAGGGGGTATGGCACTGATTTACAGGTAATTACACACGTTTATCTACCACGTTTATCAACGTTTGTAAATAAAAATAAATTCTTTTCTACGACAATCGAATTTCGAAATCTTTACAATAAAATATCTTTACAAGTGACTTCTACGAAGATTTCGTAATTCCTTCATTATCAGACACTTACAAACAAATTTAACACAAATTAACATTGAAAAATCTTGAAATTAAACATAATATTAAGCTAAAATTGGTCTTGCGTGGTCTGATCTATTAATATTATGCAATATTAATTTAAAATATGTATATAAAAAGTATTGATTTTGGAAAAAACGGGCTTAATTTATAATGAATGTTAACGAAATATACAACCTAATCAAAAACGCTGTATGTTTGCAGTGTCGGAAGGACAAAGCGATACTTGATATATTGAAACAGCTTGCCACGGTGAGAGCGTGGCACAGATCCGCAAACCAGGGAATAAGCGGAATATAAACAGCGGTATTGTTAGCCACGATGCAGAGGCACGGGTCTTACTTGATAATGGAGATAGTAACTTAGTGCGATATGCGATTAACATCCCTAATATAATATAATGTATGTGCGTATGTGTATTCTATACATAAGCCGTAAAAACATACGATACGCGCATATTGTAATGTAGCTGCCACTTGTATACATTGGTAACGGTTACAAGCCCGTATAGATACAGAGTACAATTTAAACATTATATATTATGATAGTTTATATGGACAATTGAAAATTAACGATTAAATATTACAATTATGGAAAGATACGATTATTTGGAAGCAATTAAAGAGGACGTTTTAAACTATATCAACGAAAACAATATAGTAGTAACCTCCGAAAATAGGGATGAAGTGGAGCAGGAACTCAACGATACACTGTTTACACGTGATAGCGTAACAGGGAACGCGTCAGGGTCTTATACGTTTAACACGTGGACGGCTGAGAAATACCTGTGTCACAATTGGGAACTGTTAGGGGAAGCGTTAACAGAGTTCGGGTGCGATATGAGCTATTTAGAGAAAGGTGCAGAAGCGTGCGACGTTACAATACGCTGTTATCTGTTAGGGCAAGCAATTTATGAAGTATTGGACGAAATAGAAACAGAAGAAGAAGAATAAAACGCGCATACGCAAGAAAGTCACTGTATCGAAAGACCTCTTGTAAATTAATGGTTTTAAAAACGAATAACGAACAATTAAAAAAAATACTTACAATTATGAAAGCAAAGAATTTATCTTACAATGTGACAAAATATTACGTAGAAAACGAAATAATCTACAAAATGAACGTGCGTATAAATTTGGGCGACTGTTGCAAAAATGGTGTATGTGATTGGAGTATCACGGCCGACATTTACGAAAAACGTAGGAACGGGCGTTTCGTTTTGTGTGCTAGTAATTGTTGTCACGAAGAAATATTAAAGTGTTTTCCACAGTTTAAAACGTTTATTGATCTACATTTGTGCAACCATTACGGGCAACCAATGTATCCCGTTGAAAATGGCTTTTACCACCTTAAAAACAGTGACAAGGAAAAGACAATGAACTACCTACGTATCACCGAAACGGAATATAATACATTACATGATAGTGCAGAGGATAAGGCATACTTTACATACCTACTATATACCCTAGGAATCGTAGACCGTTGGGAACAAGAAAGTTTAAAAGCTATAAAGCAATTAGAAGCCTTAACGGGTAACACATGGGAAAACCCATATAAGCCCGAAAACGAACGTTTTGTATTAAGATTGACGGATGAAGAGCGTACACTAATTGAAAACAGAATCAAGGACGGGTATTATACTAGTGAAGCCATACAGGAACGGAAAGACCAGAAAAAACGTGAAGAATACGAGAAAAAACGCAATGAAATAATTGCAGACTGTGAAAAATCCATACAAGAAGCGGAAAACAAAAAGCTGGTTATGTTGGCCGTTCTTGACGCCGGAATTTCTCTTAAAAACGCAATATACTACAATCATAGCAATGAACTTGCGTTTAATTGGAATGATTACGAAGAAAAAGTAACACAAGAACAATTTGACAAATTTGTGAATACAGTTGACAAAACTAAACTTCCTGAAAATATAACCTTTAAATTAAAGAAATTATGAGAACGTTTTTTGCACAAGTGGAAACAAGGTTTTTGGCGGTTATATGTGCTTTGAGAGTGATAATGATTGTAGAGTTTGGAAAAATCAAAAGTAAATAACAATGATTGAAACATTAATACTATTAGGTTGCCTGTATCTATCAATACGGGTAACTGATTATATCGAAAAACAGAAACAAAACAATAACAATTAAAAACGTAACATTATGGAAACAAGAAACGACGTACCCAATTTACTTGCAATGTATATACGCAATACGCGGGAAATATACGATATTACGGCATGGTTGCAAGATACCCTAATCAAAAAAATAAACAAGGGCGTGCAGCCACAGGTAGAACACCTTGCAAATTGTAGCACAATGAAAACCATAATCAGGGAAGCCGCCAAACTGTTATACAAGTATGACGGAATAACACCCACAAAACAGGAAAAACAGGAAGCGTCCCGGGAACATGCTAAATATATCCTTGATAGTGTGCAATACTTCATTCAAAACGCCAATAGAGGGTAAAATAAAGCCCTATATTAAAAGATCTAAAACAATACCGATATATCACCCATAAAAACAAAAACATTATGATACAGGTAACAGTAAAAAACAGCAAAACAGGTAGCCAATATATTTGTAAATCGGCAAGAAGAACGGTAAAGAATATAACATATAATCATATAACTTATCATTTGATATGCAGACATAAAGATCACCCGTTTTTTAAACAGTTTTACCACGGTCCAAAAGGTATATATATAGATTCACCACGATACAAGGAAATAGAAGCCCTAGAAAAACCTATCTGGAATACACCGATACACGAACTACTAGAGCTAACCATCACGGAAACACCCCTAGACGGACGTACCAGATACGCAAAACAATTACCCGTATATAATGTAGACGTATTAGCGAAACTCACCTATTAATCAATCAAAAACAATATAATTATGATACAATTTACTATTAACAGTTTCAGCCATGGCCTAACAGGCCGCCCGTACAATTCAATTAAAGACGCTATACAAGACGGTGGATACTCCGTTTGGTGCAACGAAAAGATCAAAAAAGCATTCAGTTTCGGGAACGGCACGGAAAAAGACTTTAAAAGATATTGCAAAGACAATAAATGTAAGATTATAAGCGAAAACGAATTTTATTCTTTGCCGTTGAATGAGCAAAAAACACATATTCAATTTATTCATGAACAATTAAACCGTTATAATTACCTATGAAAAAGAAATACGCAAAAGAACAATTACAGGAGGCAATTACCAATGTAAGCAATGTAATAAATAATAATAAGGTAGTATGCTTTCAAAAACCAATAGTACCAGGCGATTGCCCTACGTTTGACGAAGAAACAGCAAACTATGTTAGGGAAAGACTGGAATTATACCTAAAAACGTGGGTGTTGCCAAATCTCAACGAAGTGTTAAACGAATTATCTAAATAATTAGTATTATGAAAAAACAAGAATTTATCCTCTCTATGGGATTCGAAAAATACTAATGTTCTTAAAAATATTGAGAATACAGAAAACAATTGATTATTAATTAAAACTTAAATGTTATGTATTACGAAGCAAGAATTAAACAAGGTCGCAAGGTTGTGTTCTCTTGTAATGTTACTTCTATGGACGATGCTCTCGATTGGTTTATTAAATTTTCTTATAGTTCTAATTTGATGGATCTTACATTTCATATCATCCCCAAATCTGGTCGTCAATAATGTGATGGCAATTATTTAGATGTTTATCCACTAATTGGAGCGGTTTTAAAGAGAAAATTAAGCGTTCTACTACTTACAGTCGTTCTATAAAACGTAATAATTACGATTATAAAATATGGCACGATTATGCATGAAGTTATAAAAATAAATAAATATTATTACAATGAAAAAAAACAAAACTTACAAAAAGAATTATATCCTATTCTTGAAAACGAAAGTATTCAGATCGGATCGTTTAAGGCTAACAGAAGTATCGATACATTGGATATTATAAAGGAAAATATCAAGTTCTGGCAAAACTATGACGGGCACAAGTTACCCGAAAAACAGGCTAAACGAGCGTATTATAATGGCACTAGAACACAAAACATAATCAAAATGTACATAAATACGCCCGAATTGATTAAGTTTGTAAAAGAGCACGCAAACGACTATAAAACGTTAAATCGAAAGGACGTACCTAGCTGCATAACTATTGATCGTAGTCGGAGTGAACGTTATTTTTCCGTATATATCGAAAAGTTTGGGAACGTGCGTTTTGATGAAGTGTTAAGAGTTTTCCCTTTGCTTCCTAAGTCATATTTGAACGAGTAATGAGAGTAATTAGAGTAATAAGAGTTTTAAGGAAAATACTAACTGATTCAGATATAATAGATCTGTACGGTCTGTATTGTGAGTTTTACAAAAATATACAATAATTTAGATAGCATTTTACGCAATTTGTTAGTTGCTAGAAACGCGGAAATAATGTAAAATATTTTCCCGGTATGGAGAACAACAAACAGAGCGACACTGTTACCGGGAGTAATTTTTACTTAAAAACGAAAATAAACGAAAGGTATGAATATTATTACAGATCATGCAAAGCTACACTATAGGGTAAACAATAATAGCGGATCAATAAATAAGGAGTTTGGAAACGATCAGCAAGCGGCCTATGATTTTGCAAACGAAATAAAAGAAACGGCAATTATACGCGGATATTTTGTTTTTAAATCTAGAGGGCAATGGCGAACGAATACGGTATTCATTGATCATGTGTTTAAATAACCAACTATCCCGGCGTGGAGGACAACAAGCGGATCGCCACCGCTACCGGGAACTATTTATTAACTTAAAAATAAAAAGACATGGAAAGTACATTTAAGTTGTTAGCTACTGACAGACAGGCGCAAATACTATTCAACAACTATTGCGTTAAACTGATGGAGTTCAAAGGGGATAAAGAAAGTTATCCAGAAATGAATATAAATAATGAAATAATTTACCCGTGGCGTGTTATATTACGGCATAAAGAAGAATTAGGCAAACTTCGTGGGGTGTATTCATTTGAAAAACTTGTAAGTATCATTTGATTTAAAAATAATCATTATGAAACGAATTGAAATTTTGGCTTTATTATCATTAAGTCTATCATCATGTAGTGAATACTTCGATAAACAACAAAGTAAGAATGAACTAAAGAAAAAGTATTCTTTCGCATTAAATTACTATGTTGAAAGATTGTCCGTTATTTGAATCATACAGAGATAGTATCAACAAGTACACAATACTTTCAAATGAACTTGATTACTAACTTAAAAACAAAAGAATATGGGAACGAGCAATCAGCTAAGTATTAAGCAAATTATTTGTTTTAACATTATAGCGGCTGAAAAAGTTGCCGGGAATATATGTCAAGGTCTTGCTGTTAAGCTAGGGAAAGCGTTTATATACGATAACCGTGATATTGATGTCAATGAAATCTCATACATTAGTCAACAATGTGAGATTGCGCTTCAAAATATATCCGAATTAGGTCTTACGGAAGCCAAGAACAATGAAATGAATAATATAATAGCTAAATATAATGGGAACGAACAATAAACAAGCTATCCTGGAAGGACGGAAATGGGATGTGATAGAGAGTGTTGACGGATATTTTTCCGGGGAAAAGAACGGAGTTATCATACAAGGAACGACAATGAGTGATCTGTATGAAAAATGTAAATCTTTTGATATAGATTCGGTTATGGAGAAAATTAAGACGGGTGTAGATCTGAACGAATGGGAAAAACGCTTAATAAAAGTTAATAAAAAGTTGTTGGCAAACCAATAAACTATATCTTTGCCATATGAGAAAGAAATACGTGGCATATTATAAGGGATGTACAATAGAGGTCACAGGAGAAAAAGACTTCATGTACCGGATAATAAAAGGTGAACGGATGGTTCTCTTTGTAGATATGTTTTACAGGTCTACAACTGATGCGCTAAAGGGCGCAATGAGGTGGGTGGACAATAATGTTAGAAAGGAGTGATTTTATGCTTTTTGGAATTGTTTTTTCTATGATAATGAAAGCTATATGTGGAAATATGTTGGACGATTGATGATTGTCATTGTATGGCTTATTGTGTTACAGGTCTTGTCTGAATGTTAATTATGAAATATTTAAGAATACATTTGATTATATGGTGTTTGCCTTGTATAATATATACACTATTCGAGATTGCAGTATTTTTGGCGTTCAATATCATCTCGTTTATATGGGATTTTAAGTTTATTAAATGGAGTTCCATGTTTTATGCCAAATATACATGGAACGGTACTCCTTATGTAGACCGAACCCCTTGGGATACCTTTAAAAGGCATTATTCAGTTATATTATAATTTACCTATGGATTTAAAGAAAAACATAGAGTTGTGGGTAGAAAATAACTATCCGCAGATTCATTGGACACCGTGCGATATGCCGGAGGTCATTGAACATATAAAGGTGACGTCCGACACGATTCTTGCTTCTACTGGAAGTTATGTCGTGTTCACCGATGATGGTAACAGGCATCTAGGTTCGTTCCGGGAATATTACAAAGGGGTATGGAGATGGAGTTCCCGTTATACCGACAAGGAACACAGATACATTGATGATAACAGGGTTGTTGCATTCATAGAAACAATATAAAGATCATGAACAAGGAAGAATTTATCTCAAAAAGGGATGTTATCAATTCAAAGATAAACGAATTGAATAACGAAATGATAAAACTCAAAAAGGAGTATATTGAATCAAACATAAAGTATCCTATCGGAAGCAAGGTTTGTATTACTACTAATGAATCAAAACGATATGCCTATGTCAAGGATTATAGGATTGGTTTTTCTGACAATATTGAACCATTGTTTAACAAGGTGAAGAAAGATGGAACCATGTCGGAGATGGGCTTATATATTTGGTCTTATGAATGCCCTACGATAGAACTGGTAAAGGAGTAATTGTTATGACAAAAATAATGAATTTAGGAGCACATTATGGTGAATGTATTCACTATCAAGGTATTCTCCGTTTATGTATTGCATGGCTTTACGGAAGAGAATAACGGCTAGGAAAATACCTAAGTATTGTAAACATTATAAAAAGAATAAAATATGAACACATTTTACGGAATCAGCTTTGCAATATACTTTATGTTTATCACCCTTGTATTAACCACATTCATATATGGTTTAAAAAGGGATTTTGATAAGTTTTGTGGGGCGGCAATTTTAACATTAGCCTACTTCATATTTGTAATTATTTACACAATTTTTTGTTTACGATAATGGAAAAGGTAGAAGTAGGAACCCTTGACGAGAACGAACTGTTTGAACACAGGGGTACAATCTATGAGGTTTTATATAAGACGGATTATTGTGTCCGTTGCCAATACCCGAATGACAAATACCGTTACCGGGATAAATGGAAGTATCTATATACCGAGTTTAGTTTATGGACAAAAGTGAACAAGCTATCAACTACTCACAAGTCTTTAGTTTGAGGGCTTGAAAAGTCCAAGTTGATTAGACTAAGCACTTCGGGTGCTACGTTAGGAGAGAATATATAGTTACCAAGAGGTGTTTGCTCAAGCCCCTTGCTCTAAGGTCAGTGATTAAACAATTCTGTGGGGTAGGAATAGTGTTACTGACGGGAAACCTCTCCATAACATTGTCGATGAGCATTTAACGGAGAAATCCGACTTATAGTAAATGGTTTACGTAATTAATAAACAAGGACAGGCACTTATGCCAACCGAAAGGTTTGGTAAGGTGAGAAGGCTGTTAAAAAACAGTCTAGCCCATGTTGTGTGCCGTATTCCGTTCACAATTCAATTGGATTATGACACAACAGATTATACGCAGCCTGTAAGTTTGGGTGTAGATGCTGGTAGCAAGCATATCGGTATTTCAGTAACAACAAGTGAGAAGGAATTGTATGCAGCAGATGTGGAATTGAGAAACGATATTGTGGATAAGCTATCTACTCGTAGGGAATTAAGAAGAACTCGTAGGAGTAGACTTCGTTATCGCAAGGCTCGTTTCAATAACAGGGTATCTTCCAAGCGTAAGGGTTGGCTAGCACCATCTGTTGAAAACAAAATCCAAACTCATTTGACTGTTGTTGAGAAGATACATAAGTTCCTGCCAATAACTAATATCGTAGTTGAAACAGCTGCTTTTGATATACAGAAGATTAATAATCCAAGTATATCCGGCAGTGAATACCAACAAGGAGAACAACTTGATTTCTTCAATGTACGTGAATATGTGTTATTTAGAGATAATCATACTTGCCAACATTGTAAGGGTAAGAGTAAAGATAAAGTATTGAATGTGCATCACATAGAGAGCAGAAAGACTGGAGGGGATAGTCCAAACAACTTGATTACCCTTTGCGAAACTTGCCATAAGGCATATCATAGAGGTGAGTTTAAATTAAATGTAAAGCGTGGAAGGTCTTTTAGAGATGCTGCCTTTATGGGGATTATGCGATGGAGTTTTTATGAGAAGTTGAAGAATATCTATCCTAATGTAAGCATGACTTTTGGTTATATCACGAAGAATACACGTATCACTAATAATCTCCCTAAAGAGCATTATGTTGATGCAAGGTGTATCAGTGGTAATCCTGTGGCTAAACCTCTTGGATATTATTTCTATCAGAAGAAGGTGCGTTGCCAAAACAGGCAAATACACAAGGCTAATTTCTTGAAAGGTGGCAGAAAGAAGCTCAATCAAGCACCGTTCTTAGTAAAGGGATTCAGATTGTTTGACTTGGTTGAATATCAAAATGATTTGTATTACATATTTGGAAGAAGAGATAGTGGTTTCTTTGATATTAGGAAATTGAACGGAACTAAAGTGAACAAAGGCTCTATCAATTGTAAGCATTTGCGGTTGATGGCTACAAGAAAAAGTATATTAATTGAAAAACGAATGCAAATAAATTATGAAAACACTGGTTTTTGATGTAATGCTTGACGGGCGGTTTGTACATACGTTCAGATACCAATATTGCCCGTTGTTCCCGATAGACGAAGAGGAACTGGAGAAGTTTGTCACAGGCAGGCTTCCTACATTGAAAGGTAAGAATTTTAAAATAGTATTTTAATTATGAAACAGACAGTAGAAGAAGCCGCTCATTCTTTCGCAGAAAGTAGAAGCAGCGGAAGTGCATTCCCAGCATATTATGCAGGGTTCATTGCTGGTGCGGAATGGGCAATGAAATTGAAACATGATAAAGTCAAACTTATGTGTATTAAAGATAGTAATAAAAGGTGTAATCAATGTCACGAATGTGATGTATATGTATTAAATCCTAGCTATTGATATGAAACAGACAGTAAAAGAAGCAGCGAAGGAAAATATCCTATTTAATCACAGGACAGTTGACAGAACTTTGTTTGGTAAAGATTTGGCAAAGTTTGGAGAGATGAATTTCGTTCAAGGTGCCGAATGGCAGTCAAAGCAATCTCCTTGGATAAGTGTTAAGGAACGGTTGCCGGAAAATAACACAGTGGTTCTGACAAGAGGGGCTTATGGCTTCCTTATTTGCCAGCTTTCATCTTTGGGTGAATGGGAAACTGGAGCAAATGTTAATAAAGAAAGATTAGGCATTACCCATTGGATGCCCATCCCCTCTTTTGACGAGATACTCGAATCCAACAGGGATGTACTTGAACGGATTAAAGAAAAAGGAGATTAATTATGGCAATAAAATTTTTAAACAAAGAAAGGAATAAGAAATGAAAAAGTACGAGGTTTTATTTT